GATCCAAAGAATCTATAACTAGATATTATTAAGGTGATGGAGCTGCATACTCTTTTTAATGTCTGAGGTTTAAAACGAGATATCTGTTATTTATTACACAATGCACCCATTATATGTAAAGGGTTTATGCCCTCAAGTGTAGTATGTGTAACCCTATCCGAAAAAAAGATAGGTTTATATTATCTAAGTGATGTTGGTAGAAATATCAACGCACTTTATTTATTTCATCGATGAAACAAAAGGAAGAAACAAATGGCTGTATCTACTGGTAACAACGAAAAAGAAATCCGCGAAGACCGTCCAGCTCGTGAGCAGCGTGACACTCGTGAGACTCGTGACGACCGTCGCGATGATCGCCACGACGAGCCACGTGAGCGCACCTGGGTTGCTGGCAATTCAGCACGTAACACCAAATACCGTAGCACCGGTGAAGCAGGTCGTGCAAGCACCTTCCTGAAAACCTACGTCGAAGACAACAAAGACAACATGGCTGAAGTCGTGTCTCGTCTGCTGCCTATCGATGGTGACATCCGTCGTGACCTGTCTAACAAACACGGCTGGTTGATCTACGCTACTCCGGAAGGCGAAGACGTGATGTTCCACGTTATGATTCTGGAAGGTCAGAAGGAATCTGTTGACAAGAAAATCCTGCGTGAGCGTCGTGAAGATGTAACTAAGTACACTGCACTGTACGACTACGTGTCTACCGGTGTTATTGACAAGCTGACCAAGTATGTTGAACGTGTACTGAAGTTTGCAGGCAAGGCAATCTACACTGGTACCACCATTGTTCCAGCTGAAGTTAACGTAGGTGAAATCGAAGAAATTGGTTCTTACATTTGCGCAGCTGACGATGCAAACTGGGACGTAGCAAACGTTGATACCCCATTCGACGTTAACTATGTTAAGCCAGATGCAACCCTGCGTCTGAACCTGTCATTCGCACCGAATGAACTGGCTAAAGATGTTGGTGGTCTGCCTGTACGTGCTGACTTCATGGGCACCGTGGCTGAAGTTGTAGAAGGTACTACTAAGAACCAACTGATCGCTAACGATGAAGCTGAAACCTACACTGGTTTCACTGCATTCGTATCGCCACGTTATGTGGGTGCCGATGCGTTCGAGCGTCGTGATGATCGTCGTAGCCGTCGTGATGATGGTGAAGATACCCGTCAATACGTACCTGAAGTGGTAATCAGCTCTATCAACACCATCGAAGGTCCTGCAGTTGGTTCTACTGAACGTATGCTGCTGGCACTGGCTGCGGTTCCGTTCCTGAATACCGACGACCGTTGGATGCGCCAATTCGAAGGCGGTTTGGAAAAGAACTCGCTGCGTGATATCAGCGCGCTGGGCTATGGCTTCGATCCTAAAGTCATTACTCCAGATCGTCTGAATGCAGATGACGTTGAGAAAGCAATGGCTGATAGCCGTACTTTCACCACCCTGATGGATCGTCTGTTCTATTGCGAAGACGGTGTTGACGTCGCCATGATTATCCGTGAAGGTACTCCTGGTTATAACGTAACCCGTATTCTGGTAGATGCGTACGATAACGTTAAGCCAGCCGTAGCGCGTCTGCGTGAAGCACTGGATAACATCACCGACGGTGGTTTCGGCGATGCCTTCCGTGGTACCAACTTGGTTGCAGACGTAGTCCGCATTCCAACTGGTTACTACACTGGCCGCGATGGCGAAGCACACCCAATCGAAGAATTCGATACTCTGGGCGTTCTGTCACGTCTGACTGACAAGAACCCAGAAATGATCGAAGATTGGATCGAGTGCACTAAAGTAGGTGGTAACAGCCGTTTCGACTACGATGCGCGTATCTCTCGCATGGTGGAAATTCTGAAACACGTTACCAACAACACCTTCGTACTGAAGGGCTTCGCGTTCAAAGTTTACTTCGACCCTGAAGCACTGAAAGTTCTGCACGAAGAAGTGTGCGCTGGCCCAATGGCGCTGACCATCGATCAAGATGGCAACAGCACCTACGGTTCACGTAACCGTGGCGGTGGCGAGCGTTTCGCACTGCGTAACAACCTGGCTTCTCGTCGTGGTCGTTATGACCCACGTCGTGGTGGTCGCGATGATTACCGTGGTGCAGGCGCATCATACCGCCGTTAATCGGTACCTGGGATAAGGGAGCTTCGGCTCCCTTATTTTTTTCTTATGCCCTCGGAGTTCTTTCATGGCTTTTCCTAATGGCATTAGTCTACGTTTCTTAAACTACCAGGCACAGTGGGATTCGCTGCTTATAAAGCCAGTGGTGATTAATCAGGTTATTACTGAATATCCAGCAACAAAAGCAGGCGATGTAATTAACGATCTTATTCGAATTCATTATTCGTCAGATCAGTTAGATACATTACCAAAATGTGACTGTGGGTTAACAACTGGTGCGTTCAACACCGTGGTTTGTCCACATTGCGGTACTGAAGTTCGGCGAGCGATCGACCGCCCAACCTATTCGCAAATATGGATAGCGGCACCGGAAGGTATTCCGGCGTTAATCAACCCGACATTCTGGAGTTTGTTTACATCAGAAATGAGTTCCAGTAAAGTGGATATCTTGATGTGGTTGACGGATCCAACCTACATACCGCCAAATCCAAATGACGAGATGACACGAACCATCGTTGGTTATTTGGAAGAACATAAAGTCCCACGTGGTTATGCAGAGCTTTATCATAACTTCGATTGGATTATGGATGTTGTTGTTCAACCGTTACCGATGTTAAAGCACCGTACAGGTAAGAATGCTGGCCGTAATATTCGGGATATTGCATGCAGTAAAATGCGCCGTATCTTGAAGAAGTACCGGGATTGTATTTGGTCAACACATGTACCATTCCCATCACGGGCTGTATTCCCATCTGAACAGTTGGGCTTTACGACACAAGTCGACCCGGCGATGCCGTTGGCATTTGACGCGGTTAAAACGATTTGCGCTATTGAAACATCTGCAATGCGCATGTCGGTGCGACGTGTGAACTCACTAGTAGTTAAGTTCACTAAACTGTATAAAGATTATCATGTGGAGTTCCGTAAGAATACGTGTGGTAGTAAAACGGGGATTGCCCGACGTCAGTTAGGTTCTACCCGATCGCAATGGACAGCTCGTGCGGTTATTGCGCCACTGGCCAGTGCCCACCAATACGACGAAGTCCATATGCCATGGTCTGTGTCTGTTGGTCTGTTACGTGTAGATATTGCCTCGATGCTCTTGAACGAATACAAGATGTCACCGAAGAAAATCTACAAATACATCGATAACGCCACCCAGCGTTACGATGCTTTAATTCACGAGGTTATAAACAAGTTAATAGCGCAATGCCCCGAGGGTGGTATACCGCTATCGATCCTTCGAAACCCCACACTGGCTCGTGGTTCGAACCAGTATTTTCGTATGACGAAAGTCATTACGAATATAAACGTAAAAGCAATGCTGCTATCCGTGTTGGCGATAAAAGCGCCCAATGCTGATGCCGCGTACGAGATCTTATGTAATTAATTACAGCAGCGTCAACCCTATGTAGTAATTAGGAGGCGCTCACTGTGCAAGTGTTTAGAAAAGGTATTATTGAAAGTAAAAAGTATCGTGGTTTTTATATCCACCCCACTATAAGGTCATTAACCCTTTCAGTGTTAGGTAGGGTGATAAACCTAGATGCCAATAGTTGTCTGGTTCCATTCGTCGGATTTTTCAAGTACCCACAAGTAGTTTATAACGGCGCACAGTACACAGTGCATCGACTGATGGTGGAGACATTTTTGGAAAAAGACGAAAATAAACCGATAGTTAATCACATCGACGGTAACAAGATGAATCCCCGCATTGAGAACCTGGAGCTTACTACGTATAGCGGTAATATTACACATGCGTATAAATCAGGACTTCGCGACGATAATCTTAACCTTGAAGTGATGAACCTGTTAACTGGGGAAAAGAAACAGTTTTATAGTCTAAATGAAACAGCCAGGGCTTTTGAAGTAAATCCATATCGCATATCTGCGTACATAAACAGCAGAGGCGATGCACCGTTTGACGATATCTTTTCTATTGTTAAAGTGGGTTCAAAACATAAACTCACTAAAGAAGATGCTTATAAACATCGGAATGGTAACAGTAAAAAGGTAGTTGTAGTTGATGACGATGGTACGTTTTACGTTGCACAAAGTGTAAGCGACGTTGCTAGATATTTTGATGTAAATGTATTTATACTGTACCAATACTTAAACGGCGGGATAAAATCAATAGCGAAACACAAAATTCAAATATGGTACGAATGTGATTTTAAGGACCATTTGGACGATGTGCGGGAAATCCCGGCAACTGTGTTCGAAAAAACCACCCCTATTAGACAACCAATACCTATCACAGTAGAAAATACGGTTACCGGAGAAGTTACAAATTATCCATCGGCCGAAGCGTTTGCTAAGGAAATGTTTGTTTGTAAATCGGTAATTCAAAAAGCTACCAAGAAAGAACAATGGCGAGGTTACATAATTCGTTATACGCAAAGTCCTCTCTCTTAGAAATAAGGGAAGTAGTGTCCCTCTAACTGCTGGAAGAGCCTAATACTGTTCAACCAAAGCGGAGCTGGAAACGGCAAACGTCACGGTAGAGAAATCTAGAAAAAACTGAACAGTTGACCTATGCTTAAATGGAATCCTATCGTGAGATACGGCGCTAAGGGTCAGTACGCAAGTACACAATGGAAAATCAGCAAGAAAGCACCTTAGGCCTTCGGGTGATGGTGTGGCTTCAACGAGCAACCGGTAGCGCGGTGTAGCCTACAAGCGTCCTAACGGACAGGTAGTGTGAAATGGGGGAATCCTAAGTACAGCCTGGCTGTATATGGAAATGATGTGCTCTTATATCCGATTATAACGATCGGGAAGTTCCCCAGGTAACTGGGAGAGAACTGGTGGGAAGTTGCGAGCCTGCTGAAAGCAATGTTTGACGGTGACCAGATGCAGATTAAGCTTTTACGTGATAATAAAGAACGGAGGCTATTCCGTCGGTTGATGTCCCACTTAGGGATTATCGACACATCAAAACCACGCCGTGTGAAAGGTATTATTACCCATCATCCGGAAGTGATCGCGATGGCAAACAACTTTTTAAGATATTACAGGAGTAAATAGATGGCAAACGTAATCAGAGGGCAGAATAACGGATCGATTACCGATCTGTTGTATTGTCGCGATGATCGTGCCGTGAGTCGATACGCAGAACAGTCCAGGGAACGACTATCACGCTACAGTGAAAAGTTCGTGGCTCAGGTAACTGAACTACGTGAACGGGTTCGTGACAATTACGTAACGCGCCGAGCAATTGGTGCGTATCGTAAGTTGCGTAACGCGGGCCGACCGAATGCAGTATCACAGTTAATTGACGTGGGGGCAATGCAGCATGCGATGCCTATCATGCGACGTATTATCATGGCATCTCCGATAACACGTAGTATGTATAACCGTCGTCAGTTGGAAGGGTACGCAGAAGAGTGGGAACCAGATAACCGTAACGCGATTCGCGATACCGACATCACGTACCGCCAGATCTATAACGGCGTCACAACGTTCGATAACGGTAATAAAGCATCAACCTATGTTATGTGTGAAGCGGACGATGAATTCGACTGGATCGATCGAGCAGATGCTCGTATCACCATCGATGAAGTTGCACGCATCATTGAGAAGGGTGATGATGATCCAACCTCTCGCTTCAATGCGGGGTTATCCAAAATCTAATAAGTAGGGACTTCGGTCCCTACTTATTTTTTGTTAGGAATCAGTTATGGCAAATGCAGCTTCTTCGTTAGACAGCCGCAACTGGATTACCGACCCACTGATACTGCTGGATCGGCTAATCGCATATTACACGGCAGCGAACTTCCACCAGAGTTTAATTTTTCGCGGTAAAGTGTTTTCTTTACAACGCGCGATATTTGATTGTGGTCAAGACATGGATCAGCTAGCAAACCGTATCCAAAGTGACCTAGAACAGATCATGGCACGTAATTTCCCAGAAGGTAATACAGTCGAAGTAAACTATGTGTCTGACCCATTATCTGCAAAGATAGATATGCAGATTGGGGTTTCTGTAATTCGTAATGGCACCGCCTACGAACTTCAACGCGCTGTATCGACAACAGACTCAATATTCCGCAGTAGTCAATCGGCAGTTGGGGTATTGCCTAATTAATTACACCGATAACCATCATTTAACTGAAATGGGAGTTATGTATGGAACAGTACAAAACACAAGAGATGTTTAGCCAGGAAGAACTGGAAATGGTCGCCACTGGGTTAGAACGCGATCTGGATTTAAACCCAGTAACACGTTTGTATTACGACCAGTTTGTACGTGAAGGGTTGCCAATCCTGCGTACCGCCCATGCCGAATTCGATACCAAAGCATGGATTGCCTTTACAGGTCACCCGTTCGCAGCTGTGGAAGTGTATGAAACTAACGGCACACTGAAGTACAGCATCCCATCAATGATTGATAACCTGGAAACACCCGTAGGTAATCCAGAAGATCGTTTTTGTGACCATATTCAAGAGCTGCTATCGTTGCGTGCCGATAATCCAATGCTGGCATCCCGTAGCGTGTTTCACGCACTGAATCAGATCGTTGGTAATGATACTGAAGCCCATGCGGAATCTGCCGCTAAAACGATTGTGGCGGTAAATAAGGTATTTGCTGACCACGGTATTCCATTACTGTCTGTTGCTGATTTTACACAGAACCCGAGTGATGAATCAGATGAGGCTCAGAAACAGATCGATGTAAGCTATCAAGAGCACCCGATTGGGGGCGATTTCGAAGAGTTATAACATGGCTAAGGTTGCAGGCGCAAAACGTTTTATCACAATTAGTGATGTCCACTTATACCACCGTAAAACTCCAATAGAACACATCATGGAAACATTAGACACTTATGTGTTTACAGCGAGGCGTTTATTGGGCGTTGATGGTATCCTTATCCCCGGTGACTTGTTTGATCGCTGGGTGAAATTAAGTATGGGTGATACGTTTTGGCATTGGGCGTATGACAAACTTCAACTATGTAAAGATCTAGGTGTTGCTATTCGTGTTCTGGAAGGTACCCCATCCCACGATTGGAAGCAGTCCAAGCTATTACAAACCATTAACGATTCTACTGGAATCGGCGCAGATCTTCTTTATATTGACGAGTTAACTGTCATGGAGGACCCTACGTTCGGGTTGATTTTTGGGTATATCCCGGATGAGATTCGTCCAACCTGCAACCAAATCATGGACGATTTGGAAACGCTAATGGCAGTACGTGGGATCGATCGCCTGGACGTTGTGTTGTCCCACGGGTTCTTTGATTTCCAACTACCGCCGGGTGTCACTAACGCGTTGGATACCGCTAGATTATCTAACCTCACCAACTACGTGATATTCAATGGTCACGACCATAAGTCAAAGTCTAAAGATAAGGTACAAGTCCCTGGTTCCTGGGACCGCTGCTCACATGGTGAAGAGGGCCCTAAAGGCGGTATCGTTACCGATATTGTTAATGGTACGGTAACACACGAGTTTCTGGAAAATCCAGATGCTTACCCATATATTACTTTGGACTTATCATGGTGCAGTGATCCAGATATCATTACCCGTTTAGATGACCATCTGGAACAACAGCGTAAAGGCTATTTACGTTTGTATGTGCCAAAAGAAACGGATTTACGGGACCATATTAACAACGTCATTAAAACCGCCAAGGTGGATATTGACGTAGAGTACAAGGGCGCTACTGCGATTGATAAAGCAAACGAGGCTTTCAATTTATCGGTGGTTACTGTAAATATCACCCCGGAAAATATTGAAGAACTCGTTCTTGCCGAAATTGATGAACCGGCGGAGCAGGTTGTCGATACGATTCGGTTAATTAAGGGGTTACTGAAAGTATGAACGCTCTGGATCGTACTTTGGGTTTCTTCCCTATTTCTATCGCGACATCGCTAGCTTTAGAGGGGCTGTATCAAGTTGGTGAACACGCTGACGACCATCCCGCTTTAATTGACGATGCCGCTGAGATGGAAGAAATCTGGATTAATATACGGACATTGGCACGTAACTGCTTAGGTGCCTTTGAATCATCTACTCACTCACGATTAACTGATTTTGTTTTGCGCGATGCAATACAGCAAGACATTGATCAGTTAAAGGAAACCATTGAAAAACAAAATAAGCACCGCCTCGTGTTTTATATGGCGACGCATAGGACGATTAACCGTCAGTTACCTGAAATGCGGTTTCGGCACTCCAATGCCGATGAGTTGACTGAGAAACAGAAGTTAACGGAATCGTTGGAAACAAAGCTTATTAAGTACGCTGTGGACTACCTCGGCGCTGTAACGAAGACATTCGATACTAAGTTACACGGTAATGCCAAGGTTATCATTATTACCCATCAGCCGATCGACCTACTTTCTTATTATTATTTTCCTGGTATGGTGCTGTTGGAATCTCATACTGGGAAAGTAAAAAGTAGAATGCTCTGGGCTACTAAGTTAAACACACCTAAGAAGACGGAATGTATCCCGTTTACTTTAAGTATGTTAACAGTGTTTGGTGATGGTAGCATGATAGCTGCTCAGGATTTAAAACTGAGAAAGGTATTACTGAAGTTAGGTGAAAAGTACCATTGGCACGCTATGACAACAGATGGCCGCGTGCTAACGGATGCAAAATTAGCGTACGAACCATTCCTGGTTGAGTACCTACAGCGAGTTGGTAAATACAAACTGTCTTAATAATTACAGCCGTATCTACTATATGTGTATACACTAAAACGGAAGAAAATCGATGTCACAATATCAAAACGCTCAAGCCCCTGCGCAAGGTGAGAGCCAAGCTGCTGCCCAACCACCGGCAAAGTCAAACCCATTATCAGACCGTACATTTCGTCTGACCCGACGTGACCCACAAACGCAGTCTATTTCCAGTCTACGTATGTCGGTTGAGAAGAATTGCGTTCGTATGGCTGCGGATGTATCACGCGATGCTTCAGGTCAATGGGTATCTATGCTATTCCCCAAAACAGAATGGGGTATGCTGAAGGAAGATATTCTGCGGGCTGCGAAAGAATCCAACCTGCCGTGGTCTACTGCGTACCGCCGCAATGGTGAATCTGAAATTAAAGTCGGTATTAGCCAAGAAGGTATTGTTTACCTGGCTGTCTCCAATACCCAAGGTGGTGAAGTTAAATTTGACTTTATCTCTGAAGGTTATATTGAGATCGTTGATAGCGCTGGTAATCCAGTACCACCATCAGAGCTTTCCCGCCGTCGTGCACGCAACTGGGTTAAAGAAATCTCAGGTGTCGTGGATATTATCTTCGAACGCGAATATGCTGACTCGGCTCCAGCCCAACGTCGTCAAGGCGGTCAGGGTGGCCAAGGTGGCGGCTTCCAGAAGAAACAATGGAATAATGGTGGTGGTTATCAAAACCGTGGCCAGGGTGGTGGCGGCTTCCAGAAGAAGCAGTGGGGTGGTGGCGGTGGCTATCAGCGTAACCAAGGTGGCGGCGGCTATCAGCAGCGTCAAGGCGGCTACCAGCAAAATCAAGGCGGCGGCTATCAGCAGCAACAGCAGCAGGCTTCTGCACCGGTGGACACCAATATCAACTTTGATGATTACAATCTGAACCAATAACTATCCTAGGAGGCACTGCCTCCTAGGTTCATGGAGCAACCGAAAATGCAAGACTTAAAACTTTATCGTTCAGTAAAGCACGTTCATGCTACCCCAATGCTGCTTGGCGACGCAGCGTATCATACCAGCAATAAAATCCACGGCAATATTGAAGCGCCAGGTTACCTGGTAGTTTATAACAAGGACACCGAAAAAGAATATATTAGTTGGTCTCCGAAAGAAGAGTTCGAGAAAGGTAACGTTGATCTTTCTGGCCCACTGTCGTACTCGATTGCATTGGAAGAATGCTTGGAAGGCAACGGTGTCCATATTGCACGCGAAGGCTGGAACGGTAAAGGTATGTTTGTGTTCTTAGTTATCCCTGATGAAGATGCAAGCATCCATGGTGAATCTCTACCATATCTGGCAATGAAAACCGCAGATGATAAAGTGGTACCATGGCTGTGTTCGCAAACCGATATGCAAGCAAAAGACTGGTACTTGGTATAAAGAAATTAGGGCTCGCTTAGGGCCCTAATCCCATAATCTTACGATTAGATATTATCATGGTGATTAAACTGCAGGAGTATATTCATGAGAATGTATATTGGACATGACGATGTCCAAACCATGTTAACCATTGAGAATAATGGGGAGTATCTAACTTGGGGGGAATTTAAACCATACCAGGGTTGGTATCGTGGAAGTGAGGAAGAAGAAACCGCAGTTCGCGATAGTGGCCAGAAAAAGACCCCAGAGCAGAACAAAGCTGAGCGGGTGGATAACCTGCTTAGAGAAATCAATGCGTATTGGGCATCCCGCGATTCAGTATGGCAAGGCAAGTTATTCAACCAATATCGTCGTATTCATACACTAATCAGCCAAACGTCAGATATTTCCACCATGGTGAAGCTGCTGATTCCTGAAGTCAGAACCATGATTGATGAGTACCATGATTTAGATGAGATTGCTGATTTCTTGGAAACCCAAGATATTCGATACCCATCTAACGTGGCCGATGTATTTGACGACAATGACGGTCGACACCGCGAAACCATTACGTACACGAAGGCACAGTATTTCGGGTTAGCCTGCTTAACCACCATGTTCCGGGCGATGATTCCCGTATGGACTGACTTCCGTTGTGCAGTACCGAAAGATATTCTGAACAACAGAATCTATTTCGAGTTAGAATTACTGCGCATCATTCGCGATACTCATGCGGTGGAACATCCGTTCATGCAGCGATTAATCGTGTTTGTGGAGTCCGCGTATCAAATCGTTGATAACAACAACGAAGCGTCCGCGGTGATTGGTGGCGTTGGTACGACAGAGATTCCAAATTATCTGTTAGCCTCTGCCATCTGCAATAAACTGGTTTGTACACCGTTAAGCCCAACGGACCCTAAAGTAACCTTGGTGAGTTCAGTCTTTAACAAGATTAAACAGGACACCAAACATATCCATGTAAAAGTGGGAATGATGGTACGTAAACGGGATATGAACTGGGGCAATACGGAAGACGATAAAACTGGTTACTTCGAGTCGTACTCAGCAACTCAGAAAGTGGCAAGTGATGTTATCATTGCAAACCAGGTTTATCTGTACGATTACCGTCGGGTACGTCGCGACCTGGACGATGTCATCCCAACATCTACCGTTGTTGCTTGTATTGAATCGCTGGAATCTTCCAAGGATTTAATTATCCTTGGTGGGGACAATCGCGTTCCGGTGCACCAAACGCTGGTTCAGTGGATTCTTGCAAACGACGTCATGGTCAAGACTATACCGGATATTAATCGTCGGGCTATGATCAATGCCATGGGGGTAACGCAAGCCGCTTTGATTCATTGGGGTTTTCATGGGATTGCACGGCTAATGTCGACGGTCCTGGTAGACGACGACGATTACCAAGCACCTGAGCTAGTACATCTAAACAGTAAACAGCGTCAGGCATTGGATGCGCTTTATCGTTTTCATCGCCCGATTGATAGTAACACCAAAAATGCAAAACCGATGGGCGGCGGTCGTATTTCTGTAGAGATGTACACTTCGCTGGTTGTGAGCTTGCCATTAAAAGTAGTCTGTACTTCTGAAGTAGCCGAGCTTCTACGCTATAAAGATGGCCCAGTACTCGATTATAATTTACGTGTTCAACTTGCAGAGTTAATGGCGTTCTTAGTGCGCCGTCAAAATAGAGATTAAGAGGTATAAAACATGCTGATCAAGAAGCTGATATTTATTGGTGTTCCTGACATGGAACAGCAGTATCGACGCCCGTTTGAACTGAGCGCCTCTGGACAGTTGATGGACGAGCTGGAGAATGCGTTGGAACATTCTGGTGTTTCAGCAATTCGACCTACGTCTCTCACTGATGTTATTGCAACCGGCATGCGATTCTCCGGTACCAATATGGATAAAGCTGATATTAATGGTGGTTGGAACCGTCACCGCTATCGTTTTATTCTGGAGCTGGAAATTGACCCACCATCTCGTCGTGGTTCGCCGGGTTATCGGGTTGTGGTTACTGGTTACACCGAATCATCCGATTGTAGTTTACGTAACGATGATATCCCTGAAGACATGCGAATGTTTATCAACGGGGTCATTGGTATTCGTGACACTATTGTGATGGATCGTGGTCGGGAAACTATTGAAAGTGAAATCCAAAAACCATATCAGATCCTACGTGGCATTAGTCGTCGTGGTGGACAAAACGACGTGTTGTCTCGCCCATCTGATTTATTCGGTGCATTGACGATTCGTCGTGATTATGGGGATGAAAAAGGAACGGATTTACGTGCACGTTTCCGTAAACCAGAAGCATCGCTTCAGCGAAACAACACCCGCAGTGGTTATTTAGCTCGTGTGATTGCCGCAGATTATGACGCACGTTTAGAAGCAGCAGCTAATAACGACAGTCATTTTAACCTGACGCGTGATACGGTTGCTCGCGATCTACTGCGCGATCCAAAAGTAAACTCCAATGAGTTTATTAATGTGTTGGCATCGTTCCAACCAGATATGCATGACAATGTGTCGTTTCTGTACGAGGATTTAGCTCGTTTCAGTCGCCACGAAGACATGCGTTCTTTGGACGATACTACCACAATCATGAACTTCGATGAAAACGAATTTGACTACGACTCAGTACCGTGGAAAGGTGCAGATGGTGCTACAATGGCCGCTGTTACTATTTCCCGCGAGCTTCCGGCGTTCATGCTGGATCGTTGCTTATCGTCAGTTATCTTCATTATCGATAACAATCGTTTAGATCGCGGTGAAGCGCAGTACGAAATCATTGACTGGACGTCTTACGTGGATGGCTTGGCTAGAACGTCTGATGTTGCCACCGCATTGGTTAAGAAAGTAATGGCGGAAATCACAGACCACCTTACTCGCAATAACCGAATTCTGCTCTACTGCCGTGTTGAATGTTCTCAGGAGGGGATGTTTACTATCGACGTTGAATGGGACGGTGGTCGTACCGAAACGTTTAACTTCCCTGCTTTTGCGGATGCGTTGGTTCCACCAACTTACACATCCGATATCCGTAACCTTAATGATTTTGCAGATCGTTATATTAAACTTCGTAAAGAGGTTATCGATCCCGAAATTAATCGTCAGCATAAAGTTTCAGAGAGAGATTGGAGTAAATAATGGATAGAAAACCCCTGTCGACTATTTATAGCGACATCATGAAATCGTTGTTCTGTGTAGTTGAAGCAGACGGTACAATTAAGTCACTCAAAGGTGATGTGTATACCATCGGCGATAAGCCGTTGGTTATTCCAACACAAGAGTTACTGAAAGAAAACGTATGGGACGATAAAGTCCCATTCCACCCACTGTGTGAAGATCTATTAGCAGGGCAGTCTGATGTAACACGTTGGTTAATCAAGCGTGTGAACGCAGCCATCGCTTTAAACGTTTGTCACCTGACATTATGCTCACTGCAGATTGCGCAAAACCAATCCCTGCAAGGAGAAATCAAAGACGGCAGCTATACCCAATTTATTGAAATTCTGGGTGAAGCGAAAGAATCTACGGTTAAGTTCTTTGGTAAACTAATGAAAGCATATGGTGATGAAAACGGAACCATCTCGTTTTCAAATCTGTACGTTAGTAGAGCAGGTGAATTGGACGGCAAAACGTTTGCACGTATTGCGACACTGGAAATCCCAATGCTATCGGAAGATGTTTCTGATGCATCTATCCAGGGTATTAAAGCCAACAACAAAGCCGATAAACGAATGATCGTTAGCTTTGTTGAGAAGCTGTTTGAAGGTGTTGTGATGGAAGTTGGTGCAAATGGCAATGTACCGTACTTCGAAGCAATTATGCGCCTTTACTACGGTGTCGCAAATCGCCTGAATAAAGTGCGTAAAATACTGAAAGGTGGGATCGATGAATCAACCATCGGTATCGTACCGCTGGGTTGGCACAAGTGGTTGGATGAAGGGATGGAAGATCAGCTTGGGGTTATTCCAGCGCTTCCTGGCAACATTGGTCCAGTAGATAAACCGAAGAAACCGCGTAATACGGTAGCTAAATCGGATGTGGAAATTACAAGTTTGACTGGCCGCTCTAGCGTAGCTGCGACATCGAACGATACCCCACCATGGCACGATGAAGAACCTACCGCACGGGACCGCGAGGTACAGCCGGTGGTAAAATCAGGTGGTATTAGCGTACTTAATTCAGGTATACGTTCCCGTGACGATGACCGTCGAGATCGGGATTATGACCGCCGTGACGACCGTCGTGATAGCCGCCGCGATGACCGTGATCGCGGTGGACGTGTTAGTATCTTTGATCGTGACTACGATAGCCGCCGTGACGACCGTCGTGATGACCGCCGTGACCGTGATCGTGACTACGATCGTCGGGACCGTCGAGACCGTCGAGATCGAGACGACCGGGATGACCGCCGTGGTGGCGGGATTAGCATCCTGAGTCGTCGCTAGTAAAGAGGAGGGCTTTCGCCCTCCCCTTTTTTTTTAATTGTCCAGCGTTAAAATTGTTTCCACTATCCGGATATCCGGGATATATAATAACTTAGTAGATAACCCAAATTCACCAGGGTCATTGAGATCAGAGATCAGTAAAACAACCCAATGGAGTTCATCAACGATACCTATGGTTTTTAAATAACCATAGAGATCACCGATATGCATTCTCATTTTATTAACGTCCACCGCGTGCAGCGTAGTGGATTCATCGGTTCTTAAAAAATGCCGATAGATAGCCAGGCGCTTACGTATTGTTGGATTGTACATACTGCGTGGTATGACATACGTTGCCTGACCCATAACAGATGCTGCCATAAAGCCTCGCTATAAGAAATTTCAATTAGATATTATCTAAGTGACATGACGTCATTATTTAATCAAAAGGTGAAGTAAATGACACAAGTGACATATGATTCTTTGCCGGAGGATGCAATCCGCCTGCGAACAGAATTAATGGGAGCTACAACTGAACTAGTGCCTGGGGCTGACGGGTCTTCTAGTTCACGTTTGCAGATGCAATCTGCACACTACATGCAGGCCCCACAGATTGTTGGTTGTGAACCACGTAACTTCTTTACCGGCTCTGAATTTGAATACGCTAAATACGCATTCAATGTGACGGTAATGAATAACTGCCGAGTTACGAAGATAATTAGCCGTTATCTGCCAGGAGAATACGGCTACGGTAAGCCTCTGGAAACCTATGTGTTCGTTGAAAATGAAAATGACTTCATGATTGACGTAATACATATCCCAGCATATATGTCTAACCATCAGTACTTTGGTTATGATTTATTGATTACTAACATCGGACAACGGTTGGTACCTGGGCAGGTATTACGACAAGGCACTGTGTTAGCTGACGTAGAATCTAATATCGATAACGAGTTCTGCTTAGGCATGAACGCGAATGTCGTATTGGTATCGCATCCACAGGTTATCGAAGATGCGTTAATTATTCGCCGAAGCTATGCGGATAAGAATCTAAGTTATGGTTACCATACGTACACGATTAACGTGGCACCTGACGAGTACTTGTTGTTACCACACAAAGATAACAAGGGTAATCTGATTCCTATCCCACCGATCGGTTACAAGATTGGCGACGACGGTATCGTGGCAGCAAAACGTAAGTTTAATCCCCTGTTAGCTGGGATTGAAATGACGGATACTGGCTTAACGGATATCGATGGTCACTTTGATGACGTTGAGTTTGCCGATCCTGGCGCTGAAGTCATCGATGTGAAAGTGTGGCAAGGGAACCTGTCAAACAATCCAGGTCCATTTGAGCAACGCATTCCTGAAGCAGTTGTAAATAGTAATTTGCAGTTTGACAAGGCAATCTCGGATTATTACAAACAACTTAAACAGGAAAACCGTAAACCAAAGTTGTCACCGGCGTGTCGCGTGCTGTTCTTGCACCATGCTGTGGCTATGTTTCCAGAGCAGTATAACTTACAGCGAGATGAGATAAACCGCTTTAAGCAGTTCGGTTATGAAATGCTGCAAGATTACCGAATTGAGATTACTGTTAAATTCCCAGTCCCATTGGATGTTTCTGGTAAAATTACAGACAGCTTCGGTGGTAAAGGGATCGTCGGTAAAGTCGAAGAAGACGAAGACATGATGCACGGTGAGGATGGCACTCCGATCGATGTGGTTATGTCTGATAACGCGGTGCTGCGCCGTACTAACTTCAACCGCCCGTTGGAACATTACGTTACTGCAGCGTGCATGACTGTACGTCGTTTCAACCTGGAAGAAGTTGATCAAGTATTCGCGTTTATTAAAGGCGTGAGTTCAATGTGGCACGATGCAATTGTGGAAACACATCCAACGGCAGATGCTAAACGAGCTTTTGTTGACGAACTATATCATAACCCGTTGCGTATTTGGTACCCGCATGAACGTCCAGAAACGATCATCGAAACCGTGCGCTTTATCTACCATAACTTCCCACCAAAAGAACAGCGTCTGCGGATTAAGAACCCAGTAACTGGAGAATGGGAACTTACCGAACAGAAAATTATAATTGGTCAGCTGTATATGATCCGTCTGGATAAAACCGGCCGTGATTTCTCAGCAGTCTCAGCTTGTCGATTCCAGCAGTTTGGTACAATCGCCAAACGTCACAGTAAAGACAAACACTCCCGCCCAATCAGTGAAAGCGCTAAGAAGCATTCTGGTGAATCAGAAATGCGTCATGAAGCAGCTTACATTGGTGAGCAGGTAATTGCTGAGATTATGGATAGATCAAATAGCCCAGTGGTTCAGGATGTTCAGATAGAGTCAGTAATGACGGCTGCTGTGCCAATGAATATCCCAGACACCGTGCCACGTGATCAATATCCATTAGGCCACCATAACGGTTTAACTATATTCCACCACGTTATCAACGCAGGTGGTGCAGAGTTTACGACTGAGGAGTAAAGAGTGTTAAAGTATCATGTCCGTGATCTGATGTTTTACACCGAAGCTGAAATCTGGGGTCTACCAAAACCAGCCCGTTGTGAGTTAACCTTCGATGACAATGTTACTATTGAAACCGATACAGTTAACATCATGATTGGTAGTTGGTATCTTTGGTCTATTGCGGCTAACTGGCCGCAAATCCAGGTGAATCATAAACTGTTTATTTACGACAACGTCTTTACGGATAGTCTCTTTCGCGAACTGCTCTGGGATGCGATTGAGTCAACCACGGGACTCGATGTTCCAAAAGAAGATGTTTGGTTGTTGGCTTACGAGCTTTATAACCGCAGTTATAATGCCATTGTTAACGGCTGTAACCGGTTTATTAGTTCTATTAGCTATAAAGATATTCTGGAGGTTGCTGACCATCCACGCATTGCAGCAGCAATGAGCAAAGTAAACGATAGCCGTGAGGCTATTAACCACGTTTACGATGAGGTCGATGCGGTCTTTAAAGATCCAGCAATGGCCGGTAAAACGGTTATCGATACGGTATCCTACGGTACTGTGAAGATGGACCAAGCCAGGCAGTCATTCGGACCTCGCGGCCCGAATACTGACATCGACTCGGTAATCTACAGTAAACCGATACTGCGTGGTTTCGTGCATGGTCTAGCCACACTGGATGCGTTTGCAATGGAATCACGTTCTGCCGCAAAAGCCCAGTTGTTTAACAAAGACCCGGTAGCCGATGCGGAGTATTTTAACCGTAAGATGCAGTTAGTCTGCGGGATCGTACGTAAGATTGTTCCTGGTGATTGCGGTACCCGTGATTACCACACGTTCTTTATTCCGGATGATAGTAATGGCAAACGCCTGTTTGAATCCATGGTTGGTTTGTACCAGGTAATGCCGGATGGTAAGATGCGGGAAATCAGAAGTTACGATACCCATCTTATTGGAACGACTGTCAATTTCCGTAGCTCCTTATGCTGCCTGGAGGGCCCTAATCAGGGTGTTTGTGAGGTTTGCTATGGTGCAATATCTTACGCAATACCTTACGATACAAACCCTGGGCACGTGTCCAGTACGTCGATTAACGAACCAGCTACCCAGACGATTATTTCCACCAAACACTTGGACTTCATCCGTCATTCGTTCCCTAAAACGTTACCACGTGATATGGAACACTGGTTCTCTATTGCAAAGAGCCATGCTGAACATGTGTTGCTTAAACGTGATGTGGATACATCCAACCTACGGATGTCCATAGCTGTTTCTGAAGCACAAGGTCTGGTTGATATTAACTACGTTAGTACGCCAGGCGCTACAGATATTGCTAAGATCAGTAGCTTAAGTTCTATCCAGTTATTCAAAGTAGATGATCGTGGCTATGCTGTTACTCGTCCTGAAATTGTTCAGGTTGTACGTGCCAGCATTCAAGCATCGCTATCACCTTCCATGCTAAAGTATCTAAAAGTACATAGCTGGGAGCGCGATGGTAATCGCTACATCATCGATCTATCCAAATGGAATAAAGACCACCCGGTGTTAATCTATCAGAACAAACATGAGAACATGTCAGCAGCAGTATCTCGTATTGAGACATTCCTGCGGTCCACTCGTGCCCGTTTGAATGAAGATATGACCCCACAGAATTCCGTGGGTAAGAACACACCAATGCTGGTAAAATACCGTGATGTGGATGCTGCGTTGTATGATGCGTATTACATTATCTGCGATAAATTATCAGGGATTCATTTAGGCCACATTGCAACAGTGCTGATGGCATCGCGTGCAGTAGATCCAGTGAATGGTGATTGGTCTATGCCGGCTGGTAAGAACCAAGGTTACTTCTGCAGCCACGATGAGTTAATCCGTCATCGCAGCTTAGCAGTGGCCATGCTCTTTGAACGTCAGTCAGAAATCTTTGATGACCCGGATTCTTATTTAGAATCCACGCGTACCTCTTCCATCTTGGATGATTTGGTGTATATTCCACCATCTAACTAAGGGAGCTTCGGCTCCCTTTTTTTATTTATGGGAGCCGAGATGATCGAAGTTTATATACGACGATGGGGAACTGGGTTCTCCGTCCGAACGATTTCTCACCAGTACCTAAACTTACTCCGTGATTTTAACGATAAGCTCACTGCACGTAAAATGCAACGTGAACACGGTAAAATCATCTTCATTCCTGGAGATAAGTTCTTTCTTTTCGATTCACGTAAAAACGAATATTTGTATGCTGCTGGAGCCTATGATCGCTTAATGCAGCATGTTGAAAACAACATGTACCAGATTCGAGACTCTATTAAATACCACTATGAAACCGTAGACGAGTCCTGGTCTGGTGATAAAGTAGAGTTTGACCGCAATACGTTTAAGATGCACGAAGAACATGAGGACTTTGTGTGGCAAAACGATGCGCAAAAAGCAGGAGAAAAACCAACCGGACATGATATATTCGAAGTTCAGATGGGCAAAGGGAAGGCCGCAAAAAATGGAACACTTGTTCGCATACCAGGCGGTTGGAAGGCCATCGAAAAACTAAAAATAGGCGACACCGTTACCGGTGCAGACGGTAAGCCAACATTAGTAACTGGTGTTTACCCACAGGGAGTTGTTGATCTATACGAAGTTACCTTCTATGATGGTAGAAAAGCGACAGTTTGTGGTGAACATCTGTGGCAGTGTTTTTACATTAACACTACAGAAAAACGTAGATGGGGTGTTAGAAACACGCTGGAGATGAAACGATTACTCGATATGCACGAACCGCGTGTCTATATCCCACTTCCGGAGCCAGAAGAAACCAGCGAAAAGGATTTTCCAATTCATCCGTATTTGCTTGGGGTGTTGTTAGGCGATGGCAGCATGTCTACCAGAGCGTTAACAATAACCAAATACGATACAGAACTAATTGACCGCGTTCGGCGTCACCTACCGGAAGGTTGTGAGCCACGTAGCTCTGATGGTAGATCATGGCGCATCGCCGCTGGAGGTAATGTTAGAAACCCACTGGTTGACATGCTCGATGAGTTAAAACTTATCGGCACGAGATCCGACACTAAGTTTATCCCCAAGCAGTATCTTGAAGGATCTGTTGAGCAACGTTGGGAGTTATTACGTGGTTTAATGGACACAGATGGTACTGTTGGTAAATACGGTGGCCAACCGTCGTTTTGTTCAACTAGTTATTCATTGGCACTCGGCGTCCAAGAATTGGTTCGGTCTCTCGGCGGTGTTGCTAGATTATCTGAAAAACGCCCTCATTATACTTATAAAGGAGAGTATCTTGATGGGAAATTGGCTTATAATGTACTTATTCGCATGAAAAAGCCATCGATGTTGTTTCATCTCACCAGAAAGAAACAGCTAACTAACGACCACGGTCAGTATAACGACATACTGAAACTTCGAGTAAAATCGATAGAGTCAGTGGAGTCTGGGGAAGCCACCTGTATTTCAGTTGATAATCAAGATAAGCTATTTGTTATGGACCAATGGATTGTAACCCATAATACAGTGGCATTCTGTAAAATCGCCAAAATACTTGGTGAGCGTACGATGCTGATCACCAAACCAGCTTTTGTCGAAAAATGGAAAAAGGATTTTAAAGAAGCGCTGGATTTTAGACCCGGCGAACTTCTAGTCATCGAGGATTTCGATGATTTAGAAGATCTGATGCAGGTGGCCAAAGAAGGCGGTCTTAAAGCGGGGAAAGGTAGACGAGAGGTTAAAATGATTTTAACCGGATCGTTTGTGATTGACAACTACATTAAACGTTATTGTGAGGGCGAGCGGTTCTTATATTCACCATATGAGCTTTTAAAGGCACTCGGTGTGGGAATGCTCGGTTACGACGAAGTCCATATGTTGTTTCGTATGAATTATCAGTCGTATATCATGTTGGCTCCTAAAAAGGTGGTAGATTTATCAGCAACGCTCGTTCCAGATCAGGATTTTAACAAGGCACGTTATAAAGAACGTTTCCCTGAAGAATTCCGGTTCAAGATGGAGTATGATAAGTACATCAACGTCGTCAGCGTTTATTACAACTGGGGTGATCGTAAAACCTTGCGTCGTATTAACGGGATGAAGATGTACAGTCATAACGAGCTTGAAAAGATCATCATGCGTAACCCAAAACAGCAAAAGTCATATTTCGATATGTTATATAAGCTGATGGAACGCTGGTATTTTGAAAAGCACGCAAAAGGCCATAAGTGCTTGATCATATTCGGCATGAAGGAAATCTGCACCCGTTTTGTACAATACGTTAAGTTGAAACATCCGAACTTTGACGTTGCCCGTTACATCGACGGGGACGATTACAACAAAGCAGGTAAGGCTGATATTATTGTATCGACGCGTGGCAAGTCAGGTACTGCTGTGGATTACAAAGGCCTTACCATGGCTTTAATCACTACCGCAGTCGATGATAGTCAGGCTAATTTGCAGATGATGGGGCGTACCCGTAAAGGCGTATTACGTGACTGGGGTATTACTCCACACGTTGTCTATCCAGTCTGTCGTCACTTTAACAAACATGTCAAATACTACCGTAATCGGATGGAGTCGTTTTCTGGTAAGGTAGCCAGCGCTGTTACTATGAACAGCAGCTTTATCATCTAAAGTCGCGAGGGGTAACACCCTCGTGTTCTTTTTTTTGCCACCACATATTAGAGAGGGCCTTTATATGGGCATCACAGCGCCTGTAGAGCAATATTTGACAACACTAATACCAGCGTACCCTTCTTTAGAGGATGCGCTTAAATTGCTTACAGATGGCTTATCTGCCGACTACAAGCAATTCAATAAACTGATGACCGCCGCACACACCACCATGGTGCAATTCAAACACCGTGGAAAGGTGTTTAACGTCTGGCGCATTTCTACCAATCGAGGAACTCCAGGATTCGATCGTTTTAAATACGGACTGTTTCATGAGTACGATTCGGAAACCGAACGTAATGACCCTAACGTTAAATTCCGTTGTTATATTGACGATTGGCTGGATTGGCATACAATCAATCTAGCTACCAGTTAATATAATTTCAATTAGATATTCTCTTTATGCTATACGCAATGTTTAATTTTAGAGGATATAAGAATGATTGGATGTTACATGCCCGTGCCGTTGGTTTTACAAGTAGCTAAAGGCCAAGTTAAAAACGAACGTACCTTTAGTGAACTAATAGCTGAACTGATAGAGCTTGCGCGGCATCAGCCATTGGAAGAACCCACTTATAAAGAGTTCATTAAATCACTACTGGATAATTTGAACATCACGGTCTGGTGTATTGAATTTATCAAAGCTATAAAAGAGCTAGCGTTTAGCCTACCTGCAGCTAAACATTACGCCATTTCCTTTTCAACGGATAGTACCGAAGTGCTCATCCGACCGATCGCGGCATAAAAGACTAGAGGAGGGCTTTCGCCCTCCTCTTATTTTTTTTTGTTTTCTACCCAATCATTGATGCGGTTTGCTAGGTTGCCAGATTCAACCTGCTCACGATCTAATAAGCGCTTTGCAACAGCTTTGATTTCAGCAATCCGAAAGCCAGGCAGTGCAATATAATCTAAGAAGTTCGGAATAAACCGACTGATCTTAAGATCATCAAATTCTTGTAGGCGAGCTGTGAATAAAGAACCATTTTCAGGTGCCTCTTCTTCAGTCATCCCGATGGAAGCGATCCCGGTATCTAATTGATAGGTACGGTCATACGCCTCCCTTAGAATCTGAGCAGACTCCAGATACGTGAGTTGTCTAACCAGTTGGTGCGGCATAGCCAGGATGCGGTCGATGTCAGTAACACCCTCCGCATCCTTTACCTTGTGGTCAATATCAAAGTTAAGCTGTCTTATTGTTCGGTGTTCACCGCCGCCAGCTTCAATGACTTCAGTCTGGTAACTGTGAAAAAAATGCGGTCGATCGATAACGGAATAAAGTTACGGAAACGTTCGCCTTTCTTAGTTACCGTCGTGTGATTACAAACCGGGCAAGCAAATGTAGGGTAACCAACGATAGCTATCGTGTTTTCTTCGATCCAGTCAATAACGTGTGCATCGAAATCCGCAGCGCGTTCTACGTCACCACTTAAGTCATCCAACGCATCTACGATTGTTTCTGGATCGGTGATTTCTAATTCATCATCACCTACTTCCATAACAATCTTCGTTACGAAGTGACCGTAGTTACGCATAGCACGTGCTTGCACTTGACTATTGATATAAGATTCACGTTGCGCTTCAGTTGCATAGTTAGCAAGTGACTTAACCTGAGTGGCTTCAATCACTTCTTTCAATGCATGGGCACCGTCTACGTAACCCAGCAGACTACCAGAACCTAAATGGATTTTCACTTTATCGTTAAATTGATAAATGGATTTATCACTGAGACGGAACATCGCTTTGTATTTAGCGATTTCGTCATCGGTAATAGAGCGCCATTTGGTAGACAACATCTTTAACTGCTCATCCGATAGTGCTGAGAAGTCAATACGCTGAGTACGGCCAAAGTTTAACTTCACTGGCTCTTTATGGCCACAGTTAGGACCGACGCATGCCAAGAACCACGGATAACCGTTTGGATACTTAGCTGCCATTAAACCGTTGATAATCAAACCATAATCCAGCGGATCAATGCGTTCCATCAACGATTTAACCTTATCGGTACCCAGATTAGACACGTTGGTGCTAACCACGTGCTCGAGCGCAAGTTCTACCAGATCACGTGTGAAGGTACCGGATGCGGCACTTAACAGTAACCCGTTAGTACTTAGACCCAAACGCGAACGCTCAGTCATCATTTTGTAGTCAAACGTAATCATTGCATCGTCGCCTGGAGAGGTAATCTCCAGATAAATACAGCTCTTAGGTAGAACTACACGGATGTTGGCACCCAGGTTACTGATACGACGCAGAATGGCACGTGCCTGCGAACCACGAACATTCGTGGTCGGTGTATCGATCTTAGCAGCACCCATACCGATAACATAGTCACCAAATTGCATGGAAGCTTTCCAGTTTGAGCCAGGACGGCGTAGTGCATTGTGACCGATCATCTGCGGGGCGATTAGCTTCAGGCGTTCAGTCATCTCTTCTGCGTTTACAGGGTCTGTAGCGTCTTTAAACGCATACATGAGCTCATAGGTACCTTCGGCATAGGTTTCCAGTGGCGTTTCTGTAAAGTCGTCAGGATTGGCAGACATGAACGGAGACTTCGGCGTTTCTACATTAGGAGAAACGTCATCGAATGCATCATCAGTCTCAGTAGGTTCATCGGCAGCGGCTGGTTCATTGTCCACTGGCTGTGGCTTATCGTATATAGGCTGCGGCTTATCGTCTATAGGCTGCGGCTTATCGTCTATAGGCTGCGGCTTATCTACCACCGCTACCGCTGGGGGTGGTGTCATTGCTGTAATTGGGATTTCGGTACCAATGCTGGCAGGCACAGCGTTTTCCCCTAACGTGGGTACAGCATTAACCTTTTCATCCGACTCTGTCATTATTAATTCCCCTTGATAGATGTCACGGTTGCATTCACATCAACGAATGTATCGCTGATCAATTTAACGTAATCGGTGCGGGCCGACTCGGCTGCACTACAAATACCCAGCGAGTCCATTGTCCACATAAGTGGATCGTGGCCTGGATTGTCTTTAAATGCTTTTGCCTGTTTATCAATTTGTTCCAGTCGCTGTTGATAGTTAGTGCGGTCTTTGGCGGCAGCGTCGCCTAACGTCAGAAGACGTTGCTTGCTTTCTTCCGGCATGGTCGGTGTGGCTTCCAGCGCATCAAGAATCAGATTCAATACTGGCTCTGCCTGCGATTCAGCTTCGTGAGCCAAACGAACTTGTTTATCGATCGCGCGAATATGCACGCCAATGTCGTCCAGTTTAGCTTTTGCTGGATTGCGGCTGATCTCGCGACGAGCTGTTGCCATTTTACGATTATCCGCCTGTTCACGGCCTTTAGAGATGGCTGCGCTTAGGTTTGCTCTTACAGTCATTTTTTAATCCTTAGTCAGTGTACATCATATGGTCTGTCGTATGATAGATGCGCTTGTATTCATTAACCTACACCTGAGACACCCATGAACGATATTCTTGAAAACATCATTAACGAAGCAATGCACCCAACTCGTGCTGATGCAATGCTAGAAATAGTAAAAAGCTTATCTACCGTAGGCTATCAGGACGATCTGGATACGGCTACCGCTATCGCGGCTCGGCATGACAGCAGTTTAGATACCGTTGGTGAAATAGAATCACTGGTATTTAAATGTGCTTACGACCTTTTAAATAAACTCGGCGTTGAGTGCGATCCAGGTATCGCATACAATAAACCGGTGCATTTAAGCCATATCATTGATGCACTTCTTTTCGATATTGAAGACTGGGATGATTACGATACGTTACTAGCGATCGTTGATTCTGGCGAACCAGAAACTATTACACTAGGTAACCTTGTTTCGTTTATCACCTGCGTACCATCGTCCAACTATCACGATATTCTAGCGCAAGTGCAGCAGAATACAATTAGAGTAGTGCGCGGTGCGCTCACTGCAAAATCTATTCGCAGTGCCAGCGAAGAATCCCAGATCAATAAAGCGTTGGTAGATCGCGTGCTGCGATATATTGAGCTATTTCCAAACTCTCTACTTGCGGAAAAATTCCAAGATTACGGGTATCTAAGAGAGCCCGATGATCTAGCTAAAGAGATCGAAATTCATTTCGATATTAATAAGCCAGAACAGTACCAGAAAGATCTTGGTATTGTTACCGCAGGTTTGGCAATTCTAAAGCATGAAAGCTACCAGTCAGCGTATGAATCCGATCTTGGCAAGATTACCCGCATGCTGTTAGACGATGACCATATCAGATACTTGTTAGCCGGTGTACGCGAAGCAAGTAATATTCTTCAATCGTTATACCCGGTAGAAGACCATGAATAAAAAAGAATTATTTATTGAGGGGTGTAAGGCCCATCGCTGGAAGTGGCGTACATGGCGAATAAGCCTGTTCGCCGTGGTTAAATTGCCAATCGACACGGAGTATGATCCCGATGTTCCTGAAAACGAGATGTTTGACATTTATACGCCAGAGCCTTTTGATATTGACTATCGAGACGACGGCATCTACTGGTTCGATCCAAAGCTATCCGACTGGCAGCGTTTGGAGGGAGCTGACCAGACCAAGCCACTATTCAATTATCGCTGCTTAACCAAGTTTCCAGAGGGCTCTGTACCAAACCACGAGGGTCCTATCGAAACCACCTATGGTCGCATGCTGTTTAACTGGATGGTACTCTCTTACTCGTTTGGCACTAAAATACCATTCCAACAGAAAACAAACGGTAATGCAATTGTATCGATGTTTGTTGACCGTGCTTATGACGATAGTTATGTACCTGCAACACCAGACGAAGTTTATTTCACTGCGAGTGAGGTAGCTAAGTTCGTTAAGATGATGTTTGAGTTCTTTCCGATGTGTCCGTACATTACACCAACTGGTACAGAAAGAACACTTACAACACATCCTGAAGTAGAAGCACTACGTGAACAGCTTTTGGCTGAATATGGCAATGGTCGCGTTTTAACGGCCAAAGATGTTGCGGAGATTCAAGAGAAGCTTATTGCCAAAGACATCGAGTGGCTATCTCAAGACGAATCGATCGATTACTATATAGATCGTAAGTCCATCGCGGTTAAACGTAAGAAGCTCTTCTTATTGCACGGTTTAGAAACTGCTTTCCGTGAGGATGGCGGCTTTACGCTTATTGCTAAACCACTTTACAAAGGAACGGATTTAACGAAACTTCCTGAAGTATTTAATGCAATTCGCGAAGGCTCGTATAACCGCGGTGCAGATACTGCCCTAGGTGGTGAAAAGGTAACGTTCTTACAGCGTATTTACCAAAACGTTAAAATCGTTCCAGGTGATTGTGGTACGAAACTTCTGTATCACTTCACCTTGAATAAATATAACGCACACGCCTACGTTGGTTTGAATATGTTTGACGGTAAAAACTACGTTGAATTAACCAGCGATTTAGTAAAACAGTACATGGGTAAACCGATCGCTATTCGTCGCCCCATGCTATGTAAAGCACCGCATACGGACTTCTGCGAAGTGTGTAGTGGTAAACAACTTGCACGGCAACCCCGTGCCGTGGCTGCTGAAATCTCCAACGTGGGTTCTGACGTTATGTACGCATTTATGTCAGCGATGCACGGGGTAGAGCTGTCTGTAGCTGATTACGATCCAATATTCCACATCCGTTAAGGGAAGTTAAAAAATGGCTGAACAAAACAAACCAACCCAAGCTGAAACTGTGGCCCCAGCTACTGGTGCAGCTGCTGTAGAGCAAACCACCGCTGCTGCCCCTGCTGCTGCCCCTGCCGCAGCACCTGCTGCTGCTCCTGCTGATCTGTTTGCAGCAGCGCCTGCTGCTGGCAGTGCTAACCCTGAGCGCATTCGAGTTGTTGCAGCACAACTGGCTGACTACGCAAAGAGTATGGCATCTGCTCAGGCTGAAAAAGCAACCATGCGTAAAGGGGTTGCTTCCATGGTGGCGGCTATTCGTTCTGCATTGATTTCATCTGGTGCTGACCTGAACAAGATTCTGGATTTGTTCGTAGACGCAATCAAGAAAGACGAAACCGGTGCATTCGCTGAAACCCGCATCTTCTCTCAGATGGACTGCGTACCTGGTGCTGATCGTGATGCCTATGTTAAGTTCCTGGGCACTATGGTGACGTATGCGAAGCTGAATGACAAGCAACGCATCCACGATCAAACCAATCTGGCTTACATCGGTGAAATCTTTACTGTCGATGTTAACCGTAAAGCATTCATTGCATATTTCCCTAAGAAATAATAAAACCCTAGAGGAGGCCGAAAGGCCTCCTCTAGCTTATGCTGCCTTGTCTAAGTCAAACGGTGGTTTATCTAAATCATCCAGGAATTCCATAAAGGCGTCGCCAACCTCTTCGATAGGCGTTGCATTTAACAGATCGTAGCACAACTCAATAGCATTAGTTTGCCCGCCGGTGAGGTTAATACCGGCACGGCGCCGTGCTTCTTCAGATACCCCATGGATTTCAATAATCTCAATCGCTGTAGTTTCTTTAGAGCCATTGGAAATTACTTGACCGGTTGGATATGCTTGAAGGATATCTGAATCCGATACCTGTTTACGGAACATGGTTTCCAGATTAGGCGCTTCTTCAATACACTTCAACCCATTACGGTGTACCATGTAAGCAGGCAGCGTTACGCACAATCTTCGATATAAGACGCTACGCTTATACCCGTACTTTCGTACTGCTCCGGGTTTTGCCCAGATGGTGAGACTATATAATCACCTTCACTTAAGTAACATCTGCTGTTAACCGTGAAGGGCATGCTATTTCGCTACGCTTGTAGCTACTGGGGCACTACCCCTTAGTCGTTGAACGTTAGCCGTAGTCCGCTTACCAGCGGTCCTTAGGCCTTTCGCTGCTGATTACCCATTGTACTACCCCTTAGCGGCATCGCTTCACAGCGAGCACCCATTTAAGCATAGGGCATCCTAATATTGTTTCCGGATTTCTCCACCGTGACATTAAGTTTCCTTAATGCAGTGGTTATTAGGCCTTAGTGGCTTCCAGCAATTAAGCATGTGATCGACCACGTTCACACGTGGAAGGGACCGTAAAATTAATCCAGTTGTTTAACGAGATTACCCCACTGTCAAGTTCAGTAATAACTTGGCTACCTGCAGTACCGGCAATCTTCCCACGTTCTTCATAAAAGACGTGTAAGATATCTACCAGTCGCTTAGGTAACGATGGGAATATTCTAAACTCACTGATATTCGCAAGCGTACTAATCGCAGAGGACATATCACCAGTTAATTCATCTAACAGTTCGATGGACACACAGTCGAAGATGTTATAGATAACGTATTCTGCTGGATATTTCTCCTGCATGAAGCGGTGCCATGCCAACCCAGTATGTTGGTCAGCTTCTTTAAACTTAAGCTTACCGATACCCAAGTGCCGTTTCAGTATACTATCTAAACTATAACTTGGCTCGTTACCAGAAGCCACACGTATCTTCTTAAATAGACACATGGCATCCACGATATAAAAGCCAGCCGGACACGATACCACGTGCCACAAATCCGCTGGGTTTTGTGAGATGGTTTTAGAGATAGTCTCTCGCTGTGCTTTGGCTTCTTTGTATCGGAAGTACCGATACTGCTCTGGTACAGCCGGGTCGCTGAACACTTCCGCTGGGTCGATATTGGCCTTCCCCAACATCTTCACGATTTCTTTGATATCGTAGTTCATGTTCCAAATAGCGAGTAAATCAGGCATCCATTCGTGTGCTCTTCGCATTACCGCTTGTATACAAAGCCCCGCGTTTTCACGCACTACAATTTCAATATTAGCACCGCGTTCTTCTACCAGATTAACACGCACCTTTTTCTTTTTGACTTTACCGCTAACGGGATCTTTAACCAGTCGGTTAACTTCGATATCACTTAAGTATTCAGCGTACTTAGCGTTGATTACTTCCGCTAGATTTGGAATGCGGTCAGCCCACCATTTTACGACACCAACTACTTTCTTATCACCCATAGTGACGGTCGTTAGAACCGTTTCTTCGGTACCAAAGATAACATCCCGTTCGGTATCCAATACCGCAACACGGTTAGCGCTGACTAAATCAGGCCATTTCTTCCGATAGTAATGCTTTAAAAGTGTTGGTGCGGTGATGTCGGCGTAATAAACATAAGGCGAATCACAAGCTCTTCTTAGCTCCAGATTCGGGTTAGGGAAACGTCGCCCTAAAGCCATCTGTATCTGTGCAGATAAACAAACGTCAGTTGACTCGTAACGCTGTAGTTTACTGAGTTCTTCGTATTCTTTTTTGTCACTGTGGTTACGGTGGTGTGGCATCGTTATATAGAACGGACGTTTCCAGTTCTCGTACTGCTTGATGCGATGAACATAACCACCATCTTTTGTATGAACGACTTCCTTAACAACAAGTAAATCGTTCAGGGAGCCATCAGTTGCAGCCTGGTAGGCCACGTGTTTACACTCGATTCCGAGGATATTCTCTGGACTTAAATTGGGTTTCATGATTGCTCTCTAAAATAAGGCTACACATTATTAACCGACCTGTAAACTTTAACGGAGATTGCGATGGATGAGTTCGATTTTCAAGAACCCCAAGTGTCACTAGTAGAAACGAAACCTGAACTTATTCCCCTTTTACGTGAGATTCATCAGGTGGGTTTTAGTCGTGACGTTTATGACCGCGGTGAGTCTATTCACCCTGGTTTATTTAAAGACATCGACCCTAAAATGTTATCGCAACAGCATAGTAATATTAAACGTGTCGTAGCGATGGAAGCCTTCGGGATGGATGAACAAACCTCCGGCCTGGTAGCCGGTGGATTGGGTGTTGCTGCCGCCGGTATGCTAGCCATGGGTATCTATAAACTGTACAAGTGGTTTGCAGGTATTCTATCCAGCGACAAAGACGATGAAGAACTGCCAGACGGTGGTGGGGAATCTGCCAAGAAAGCAGAAGATGCATTGGACGCAGCTGCCAAGAAAGCAGAGAAAGAACCGGAGCCTGCGGATACACCAGCTGGTAAAGAAAAAGGGTTTGATCTTAAGCCATACTTGCGGGATAAAGACGGTAAGACGAAAATAACCCTCCGTCAGATTTACCAATACTGCGCTAAATCGGCCTCTGAGAAAGAAGCCAAAGAAATCATGGATCTGGCTAATAAGTCAAAGTTAACAACAGAGCACCCATTGGTTGCAGTGCATTTTGCATACCAAGGCGGTGTTGCTGCAGTGCTTGGTGCAATCAGCGAATATAAAATGGATAACTCGTTCTTTAAAGAACTTATTGCTTACAGCCGTGCTTATTATATCGCGGCAGATGCGATGTTTGATTATTCTATGTCACCAACTGACGCTAACCTGCAGAAGTTCAAAGATGCTGTTACCGGCCTTAAGAACCACGGTGGGGTTAAGCCAGCGGTTGGTAAGCTGATTAGTGCCATGGAAAATGGCAATATCCCGGTAGGTGGTAAACGTGTTTGTTGGAAGGGTCCAATCCTACCAAATACTCAAGAAGCCAAACCGGTTGAGGCATTTCTGCTTAACGATGGTCCTACACACTTTTGGCAGAACGACCTTAAAGCCCTGCTTGAAGTGATTCGCTTACCAAGTGAATTCGTTGATGCCAGCGGAAAGGAATCTGAGAAACTGGATCCTGATGTAGCACGCCGCGCATCAGAGAAGATCAAGGACGCTAAACTAGCCGATGACGTTCGCGAAATCCATAAAGGCTTGGTGCGTGCAACCCGCATGCGTAGCTTATGCCGCACCTTAAAAGCGTCGCTGGAACGCTGGGCTATCTGCAATGAGCAGATTTCTAATTCATTACATAAATACGCTGGGAAGAAGTCATGAGAAGATCTTTACTAGTTGGGTTGGAAGCTATCGATTACCAATCCAAAGACTTAGTTACCGCCATGGCTAAAATTATTGGCGAGTGGCGTGAAAGTAAAAAGTACGAAAATGGTAGCAGTTTTGCTCAAGCATTATCTGCCGCTATTTCCGAATATACCGGTATTTCAACCATTATTGATATCGCTGCTTATCCAATCCCGAATGCGTTCGTTGAGTTCCCACAACTTGATAAGAACAACCCTATTCTTAACAAGATGATTCGAGCAACGGCAACGAATAACGATTTGCGTAAGCTGAACAAAGTTCTGGGCGATGCAATCGTTGGTATGCTTGATTTCTCTAAAGGTCGCGTCTACGGCGACTTTTGTAAAATCGTAGTGCCTGTTTATATTACTGCCGGGTTGATGGAAGATAAGGACTTCCCCGATAGTGAAATCGCTGCAATCGTGGCTCACGAGCTAGGCCACATCTGGTCGCTATACGAATCACTGCGTGATGTTGCCAGCTGTAATATTGCAGCCCACACGGTATCGTGGCGTTTGATGGGTATGAATACCCCGCAGGAGCGCATTAAACTAATTCACGAATGTGCCGAGGAGTTAGAAACGCCAGCTAAAGACCTCGAAACCATCGTCGATGAAACAAACCGTGAGGTTATCTATACTCACATTGTGGCTACAACACTGCGTAACCGTCGTAACGTGGAAGGTGATGAAACTTACTCCTATCGTGGTTTTGAGTTTGCTTCTGACCAATACGCTACTCGTATGGGTGCAGGTTTGGAGCTGGCAACCGCACTGGCTCGCATTGAACGTAAATCGTTCATGGGTACCACTTACCGCTCATGGCCAATGCACATCATGCTACAGGTACTGAGTATCGGTTACCATGTATCGATGCCAGTAATAAACCCAGTGGTAGGTATTCTGATGGCGATTACTTTGCTGGCTGCCCGTCCGCTTGATAAAGCGTACGATGATCCACAGCAGCGTTTGCAGCGTATTCGCCGCGAAATGATCGGTCAGCTGAAATTGGATATGTCCAAAGAACAGCGAGCCGGGTTAGTAAAAGACCTGGCGAAGATCGAAGCAATGTGCGATGAAATGTCACCAAAAACACCATGGCTGGAAGCGGTATGGAAATATATTGTTCCATCGGGTCGTTCCAGCGAAGCCAAAATGGCTTTCCAACAAACCATAGAACGTTTGGCTTCCAACGAGCTTTACGTGTCAGCTGCTAAATTAGAAGGGATGTAATCATGCGTCAAATTCTCCGTGCTTTCCAAAATCGCACTGTTGTTACACTACAAGATCGTCAAGAACTAGTTCAGTATTTGACTGCTGCTGGTATCGCATACGGCTGCCCAGTTCCACAAGGTCCTGCAGATGCTGCATTGGCGGAATACCGTCGCACTGTAATGCCTGTGGCTATGAAAGTTATTTCAGCTGTAAACGAGTGCTTTGTCGTTAATACTGACTGGGTATTAAACCTGGTACGTGATCAGTGGGTAGCGCGTTACAATATCCTAAACTCCCCTATTCGTTTTAGTTTTGAACCGCACCTGGAGCCATCGTCTCCATTTAAGGAAGCGTTGATCCAGGAATACAATAACTGGGTAGAGCAGTTCCAGCAAGCGGCTGCTGCGCATATTGCACGTGGGGTGTAACTATGGAGTTAGATCAGATCGATCAAGAGATCGGGGATGATCTTGCGAAAGTACGTAAACTGGACGCCACCTTGGCGTCCTTACAGGTTTATCGTAACCAGATCATCGAACAAGGTATGTCGCATTCCATCGGTGTTGGGTTAGAACACATCGCGCCTGACGTGACTGAGCGCTTTGATTTGCGTAAGCTAACCCAAGCACCGACCACAGCGTATCAGAAGGTAGCGCTAGAAGCACTCGATTGGAAAATGAAAATCGGGGCAGGTGTTTTGGGGCTATTGATCGTTGGGATCTTGGCCAAAATCCTGCAGTTCATGTTAGGATTGGATGTGCCAAGTAAAGGCGGTGGTAATGCAGTTGAAGTCAAGCAGAAGGTTGAAGATATTCGTGACCAACTGCGCGATGAGGTAAGTGCGCTGCGTAATACCGAGCCTGCTACTGTATTGCTTAAGTTTAACAAAGCGATTCCAGATCAACTTAAACCACATGCACAGCGTCTAAGCGATATGGTTGCCCAACATAAGCTCTCTAGTGAAGAAGCATTGGAAGCAATGAATGCAATGCTGACTTATTCCAGTAAGTCGTACAATGTAGCTAATCAAGAAGAGGCGTTGGGGATTTTATTTAAGTTACTTCTAAATAAACCCAATGCCCGGGTAGCACTTTCCAGTCTTGCTTTTGATTTGCATGATACGAGAAAGAGCCAAACTTACACCCCCGCATTCTTGCAGGACGTAAGTCGATATGCTGCAGGCATTCGTTACGTTGACGATACGCTTAAAACACTGGAAGAGCTAATTGGGGTTAGTAAAGAGGCGTCAGACGCAGCCAAAACGCATATGCGCAATCGCGACCGTACCCCTGATGAAAACCGTTCCTTAGCAATGGCGGCTGTCCAACGTGCCCTGGCACCATTTAATACTGACATGCCAAACTTTATGGACCGTACCTTCGGTTTCAATAAAGCGATGGATAGTATTCTACCGTTCATGATTGACCCGAACGGCGAAATGGATGAAAGCATTACCGCCGACGGCTTACGTCGCGTTCAAGAAGAGATGAACCATGAGTACGGAAATACCGAACTCAATGGCCGCACTCAGAAAGAACTTAAGATAAAAGGCCCACATGGGGAAGAATACTGGTGGGGGAGTGGTTTTAATCGGTACGATAATCTTGGTGTGTTTTCTCTAAAGATCGATGAGTCCAGTATGAACTTCGGTGATATGAAAGCCAGAAGTATTGTACTGAATATTTTCGATCCGAAAGAAATAGGGCGCTTTATTTCAAGCTCTGATAAACAGCGAGAAGCGTTATCGAAGATCTTTGGCGGCGCACGTCACGAGATAGACCAGATGGTAGACCGCTGTAAGCGTTTAGAGCGATTGCTGCGTGATATTAATGGGTTATCTAAGGATAACATCCCAACGCTGTATGATGCGTTCTACGATGGTACGTTAGGACGTCATTTCCCTGACTATATTCGTGGTGCTGAGGCTGATCGGATTAATTGGGGTAAATTGACAGAACGTGTACTTCGATACACGAAAGATTATGCGGAAGGGATTCGTAGTGTGAAAGTGCTATATGCGCGAGTAGCGCAGCGGTACCGGATGTTAAAGTCATTGGTAGAATAGAACCCAGGGTGGCGCAAGCCACCCTGGAGTCTTATGCCACGTGTTTTGTGTAAGTAATACTGATGTCATCACGAATGGTGATGCTACCATCCGGCGTTGCAGCGACTTTCTTACCAAGTGTAAAGCAATCGTTATCACGACGCAGTGTCATGATGCTCTGATCGCGGTTATCTCCAATCTTCTCCATTTCCACATCGATGATATCATCCCCCGCTTTTTCCCGCAGTGCAGATACAATCCCCGCTACCGTGCATGTCCGGTTTTTCAGATATTCAGCAATAGTTGATCGAGTCATTGAAGACAATGCTTTAAGTAGCGCCGTGTTCTTACGTACTGCGTCCGTTACGTAATACGTAACGTTGAAGGATAACTCAGCGTCCATATTAGCCAGTGAGTTATCACCCAGCCGAACGTCCACATAACCCAACGTGTTAATTGGGTAGTAGAACATTTCGGTTTGCTCCAGCAATTCTGCAGCAGCGGTTGGTAAGTCTTCCAGCACCCCTTTTAGAATGAAGTTTAATACCGTGTTGTAATACGTTTTAACTTCATCTGTGTTCGCGACACTGTAGCGCGCATCAAACAAGAACAGTTCTACACGACGCTGTAACTTACGCGGTTCTTTCAGCACCGGCTGACCGTCCACATACATCACATCACCTGCGTTATGCAACACCATTGGTTTACCGTTTACCAAGATGGTATCACCTACACGATGAATATACTTCAATGATTTCACACCACCTGAACCCGTAATAATCACTGGCAGTTTTGTTGTGGCATCAATTTCGTACACGTCTTTGGTGTAAGTTGCATAAACGTCCTTATCGTAACGAACGTATTCCATTGGTGAAGCGATGGTCCGCGCATTAGCCCACAGTGTTTTTAGGTATTTACCTAAATTAAACTGCATAGTTTCATGCGTAATCGCCATGATGTTACCGCCAGGGGCCGTGTCATGAACGATTGCATCGGCATCGATTTTGCTGTAGCCATCGATTGTGTAACCGCTGGTGTAGAAGATAACGTTCATCTCTACGTCTAGCATCAGCGCCATTGGATTCGGATCATCCTGCCCCATGATAAAATTAGAAACAATAATGTCATGGTTACGGTCTAGGTCCATGTTGGTTTTGATGATAAACCGGAAAACCCGTTCTTGATCTTTCCAGCCAACAAACTCACCGTTCAGATAAGCAACCTGCGTGGTGTAACCGCGTGGCACATAACTGATCTGGCAGCCACACATAGCTTCGGGTAGTGTTTGGTAGACATCCGTACTGCGTGTTACCAGCAGCAGTTGGTAACCTTCCGGATGTAGTTCAATGCTATAACTGCCGACCCCGACATCCAACTGCATGGTGGCGTTCGTATCGACAAAGCGTTTGCCGGAGATCTTTGGATCACTTAAATGGTACGGTCTTGCTTCAAACACATCCGAGTTAACATCCAGCACGTAATAAAACGGTGTGTGTAGATATCGGTTGTTGTTTAATGCCGCAATCCGATTGACCAACGGTAATCCATTAAACCCGTCTAAGCTGTCGTCAGCAAAGTAGATCATCCCATCCCTTTCTACGTATAACGTATTCGGGGAGATGGTCATGCGGTCACCGTTGTTGTACACGGTTGGCAACTTCGCTAAATCGAAATACGATGTTTGCAGTATACCATTCATCGTGCCAATTGGCGTGCTAACCTCGCTTAACGTGGTGTCTGGCATTGGCGTAGAAGCATGATAAATACGCTTGGTAACATAATCAATCGACTTCAACGTGGTGTAGCCCAAATCGCTCATATTAGCAGAGAGCTGACCAGCTGAGATTGGTTTCTTAAGAGAACCGGTTTTGTTATCAATAACGCGGTCACGCAGTTCGGTAAAGGTTAGTGCATTACGTCCACCTTGGATATACTCAGCACACCAGTAGCGCATATCGGTGATGATGCGCAGTGGCTCGATAAACGCACTGTCGGTAATACCATTAAAGTCACGGTAGGTAACTTCAAATTCAGTATCGTAATAAGAACGCAAATCCAAATCGATTTTCCCACGTGTGGTGTAAATATCGATTCGCACATCGCCTTTGATTAAACCACTGCGTACATATACGTCAGACAGCTTAACGTTCAGCGTCCCGTCCCCAACCGCTAGCTGGAAAGTAGGGGTCAACGGATCAAGCACTTCCGTACTATGCGTGGTTTGAATTTCTTTCCAAACGCCATTAACACGGTTCCATACTCGCGCTAAGAAGAATTGGTCATCGAAACCAATATTTTCGTTAAAGGCAATCCCGCTGGTGATTGCAACCGTAGACGACTTAGTTGTGTACTGCATCGTAGGTATTTGAATTACCAAATACTCCAGACCTACGCCACCAAAATTGATGGTATTTACAGTCCAGTCCAATGTATTATTGGACAGGTCACGAATTGGTGAGCGCTCTGAAGTATCGTACAGAACCTGCACAGCCCCATGCGGCATAACACGTAACTCAATCGGATACTGAATAGAGAAACTATAGCCACCCACTTTCCATTCGGTTTCACGTGGGATAACTAATCGGCGAATACCGGATCCGTTTGGCGGTACCGCACGGTTCTTCAATTCCTGCAACCCGATGATCATGGTAAATGTTTCTGGTGCTGGAATACCAAAACGATCGTAGTAATCCTCATCAGACATATGACCATACAGCTCATCCAATTCAGTAGCCATAGCTGGATATGAGCGACGACAGCAGGCTTCATCGTTTTCAATGGCAGCAGTGGTTACCGAGATTGCCCCTTCCAATAGAAACGGTAATGGTCCTGATGGCTCGGCAAAATCTAAGTTTTCTCCATCAATAACAACCGAGCGTGCAGTATCGAGCACACGCTCGAATATCGCCACTGGATTGTATATGTAGGAGTTGATATCATCAACGATATCACGCACCTTGTTTGGCATTATTTAATCCCCTTCATAACCTCTTTGTACTCATCGGTATAAACATACCACGAGATTTCGTAACTATTGGTATCGATGTGCGGAAAACCACGATAGTTAAATAACGCGATTTCACTACGATCAATTAGCATCATACTGTCCTTTCCACGTGGTACGAAGCTCGTACCGGAATCGTAAAGAGGCAACATATCGGTATTGAACATGGCTACCGTATCGTTAAACTCTTGCAGGATGATCGGATCATTGTAGTAAGCACCGATGGCTTCAAACTGGACGTTGATCTGATCGTTATCGGACACGAGCGGTGAATTACCGTTGATATTCATCACCGCGCCCATGGTGTCGTTTACCGGGAACACGGCGTTAGCAATTCCGTATTTGCGGATATACCGGCGTGTTGGATCCATGATGAAACGATAGACACGCATCTGGTAATCAACACGACGTTGCAGTATGTTAGCAGTCCTTGGTTGATACCAGCCGCGCCGCACACCGGATATGTAATCCAAATAGAAATTGAGGAAGGTTGTAATTGGATCACCTTCTATATTTCTAAACGATGCCGATAGCGCATATCGGTTATTGATTTCCAGAATAGAGTCTACATAAGAGACCTGTTCACGCACCAGACCCTCGTCTGACGACCATACGTCCAACGTGCTATCTGGAAAGCCCGTTAAGCTAACCAACAAGTTTGACAGTAATGGTATGAACGCCATGCGATTATCGAATTGCACTTTAGAGTGAAATGGCGACCCGAGCTTACAATGCGCTGGGTCCAATGCCATAATTTCATTCTCAGGATCTAGCATACCGATAATAGCAGCAGACTGGGATGATCTCCCTGCCCGAAGCACTTCAATCAGTTTACGTGAGTTGTTTAAATTTTGTTTATTAAAGTTTAAGTCTGGCCGTGTAAAAAATGTGTAGCCCACGCTGTCCGTATTCTTCGGGGCGTAGAGCGGCGCCATCCTATGGTTGAAGCCTGTAAACAGGTTTGAGAGACTGCTGCGTGAGCTTCCACGTCCCGATTGTTGTTCAATCGTCCGTGCGGTTTTTGTATTCGCTACGGTTGAATTTGAATCTGGATCGAGCGTGTATGGCAGATCCTCAGGCTGAGTTTTATTTACCATTGTCTACCCCGGAGAGTTGCATGATTCCTGAAAATATAGTCGGTCCATTGATCAGCAACGTGGTCGGGAGCTTACCATCGCTCTATCGCGGTAGTAAGGCCGATTCTATCGTTGAGTTCTCAAGACCAGCACGTAATGAGTTTTTAACCCTGATTGAAGATGACATTGTGGCACTGCCATATGCATCCGATATTACCCAGTCAATGCTGACATTAACCTCATGTTACTTCTTAAGCTCATTGAGCTTACTGATTGATATTCCAGGCCTTAATGTATTGCGTACACTGGATCAGATTAACACCAACCGTGACCCGATCGAATCGATGCTGGGCTCTGGTTCTTCTTTGTACAAATTCGTGGGTGCTGAAAGCTACCGCGATGGTTTACCTAATCCAGAGAATTCACTGGTTGGTTTAGAAGCGGCCACTAGAGCCGGTACTAATGTTCGTTTTGAACATGGTTCAAAACAAGAACTGACTGACAAGTCGATAAAAAATAGCAACAACCACGATAGTCACGATCGCATCAGCAATCAGTTTATTAATGCAGAAGATCATTCTTCCCGCACAACGAATAACGTTAATATCACTGAAGGTAGTGGTGGTCGCGGTAGCGCTTCTGGAGCTTCTTTCGGTAAAGACACCCAGGTGACTTTGAAAGAGCTGGCGAACCTGTCTGTTGGTAAACAGTTTGAAGTTACGTTTGAACGCGATGGCAATAAACAGCCAGTTCAGTTAAGCGTGCGCTTAATGGTTACCAATACCGACAGTGAATCATTCAAAGCAATTCTGCGTACCGGTTCAATTGCTCAGACGTTTAAAGAGCGTTTCATTCGTGCCAAGGCAGGTCAACTGGGTTGGTTCAAAGACCTAGTGCTTTGCAATGACTTGATTGATGAAGCCCGCCGCACACGCATCCGCGATAAGTCCGGTTTCTTCGAACATATGATGCGTAAGCGCTCTAAGAACTTCCTGTCTGGATTGTTCTCAATGCAGCCGTCTATTAATAACGCTTCCGCTATTTTGATCTTCAAACGTGATACTGCGAAGCAGATCGAACTGGAACTCGGCGGCAGCCTGGATGAATTCGCAATCCGTCAGCGTGCTTTCGAAACAACATCGGCAATGTTGATGTGTGTTGTAGATACCCAGTGGGATACCGTGACCATTTATCATCGTGGTATCGACCGCTTCAACGAACTGCGCGTAAGCGAATTGAAACGTGCTAATAAAGACGCTGGCAACAACGTAGAAGACATTCTGCGTGCTTACAGTGCCTTTACTGCACCTAACCTGTAAGGATACTCGAATGAGCCTGTCGAAATACCTACAGTCGTTACTGCCAAGCGCTGAAACCGCGGACCTGAAAACCGGGTTAACCAACAACGCTGAGCGCATTGAAACAACTGTGATTCCATCGATTGATCGGTGTTTACCGATATTTGGACCAACCTACCGCTTCAAAGATGAAATCATTCAAGACATCGCAGCATCGCTAGCCAAAGAGCTGAATGCCACGTCATTGAAACTCCATCACTCCACCGGCTTGATGGAACACATGAACGCGGTCTTTAAGAACATGCTGGTAACTATCCCGTACGTTCGTAAAGAGATTGACAACACCTTTGGCCGTAACTTCACTAACGTGGGTTTAACGTTCTCTAAAGGGAACATTATTCAGTTCTGTGAAGTAGTAGACTTTGTAGTCAACTACGTTCGTGTGTTTGTGAACTACCTGACGGCAACAGAGCTGATGCATCTGGAAGGCAAGAAAGTCGATCCGGATCTGCCAAAAGGTGATCCAGAATACCTACGTGCTAATGCACTGGTGTTCGTTACTGCCATGGGGATTATGGCCAATAGCCTGGACGAGCTGAAGAACGCCATGCGTCGTATTCCTGACGCTATCGTGGATAAAGACAGCGAAGCTGAGATTCGTGTCACCGTTGGCGATAGCAACCTGGACCCACTCGGCTTTGCTGTGCTGCCGTTCCCAATCAGCCTAATTTTCCATTATCGTTTGAACCGTGCGGAAAAGGAAGCTGAAGAACTGGAACGTACGAAAGCAGAAGCACGTCTGGTTGAATACCGTATTCTGTTGATTAAACAGCGGATTGACGGTGGCCAAGGCGATGCTGCGATCGAAGCCGAGTTGGAAATCCAAGCGGACCGTTTGTACAAGATCCGTCAGCGTCAATCGAAGCTGGAGGAAAAGTATGGGGTCTAAGCATGTGATTACTGCCGTGGATGTAAAAGATTTACGGACACTGGCAGAGCTGCTGACCCGTTCGCCTGCTCAGACACGCGACTGGGCCAGCATCGATCGAATGATCAAGTTTTGCTGTAAATATATATGGATGATGCCCTTCTTGGCAACAGACAACTGGCGTAAGTATATTCGTACGCCCGCTGACACTGTAGTGCGGTATTATAACGATGCCGTGCAGTTCATTACTACGGGAAAACGCGATATCTCTATAGAGGCATGGGATGCAGTTGTACGTAGTGCAATTCGTCGCGACTTCTATGGTTCAGATCAAACTGTTAAAGCAAACATAGGTACCGTGGTTTTACAAGCATTCAGTGGTCAAACTGCCGATGTAACGAAAACCTTAAGCCATTCTGGTCGGATCATTGCACCGGATCTTGCGACAATGCAGGAAAAGGACATTATACTTATGTGGTCAATGCGTGTGAATGGATTAGAAGACATGGTCTTCACTTTAGCAGCTATGGCGGAAGTGGTAGCAGCGATCCAATCAGAGCGTTGATAAGGAATTTGCGTTATAAACACGTCGACGTGAAGCGCAATACTGGAGCACGTGCTCCAACATTTCGAAAACACCTTTAAAGGAAAATTGATTATGGCACCTCGTTCATGGGCTATTGGCCTGGAAGATATCTCTGAAGAACAAGTTGATGTAACTACCCTGGAAAAACCAGAAGAAACACTGGAGCACCAACTGGTAGAAGTAGAAGGTCTGGATCAGTCTATCGCTGACCTGACTGAAGATGGCGATCAGCTGGCTGACGATACCGCACAGGTTCAGGACATTTCTGACGCGGTTGAAGGTGCTGCTGAACAAGGTGGCATGGATGAAACTGCAGCTAAAGTCGTTGACGTAGCGGTAGAAGCGATTGCTACTCGTTGGGGCATCCGCCGTAACAAACTGGGTCTGGAAAACTTCAACGGCGCGCGTAAAGCCCAAGGCACTCGCGTAGCGATGGAAGAACTTGGCGAAATGGCAAAAGACCTGTGGGCCAAGTTCGTTGCATGGGTTAAAGAAATCATCAATAAACTGAAAGATTTCTGGTTGAAGTACATGAACGCTGGTAAAGCGCTGCGTACCCGTGCTGACAAACTGTCTGACCGTCTGGGTAAAGGCCTGGGTGAGAAATCAAAAGACAAGATCGGCGGTGGCTGGTTGTCTAAACTGGCACTGGATGGTAAAGTTGATGTCGAAGGCTCTAAAGCCCTGGCAGTAACTTCATCTGCTAAAGTTGGCGAAGTAGTCGGCGCTATTGTAGAAATGCTGCGTGCTGGTGAAGGTCAATTGACTGGTTCTGCTAAAGGTGACATCGTTCGCAGTGGTCAGAAACTGGCTGCATTTGGTACTAAGACTACCAAGGCGCTGAACAAAGCACTGCCTTCTGGCGCTACTGACATCTATGCAGTTGCATTGCCTGGTAACAAATATCTGGTTACCTTCCAGCTGGCTAACGAAGTTCCTGGCGTAACTCTGGTTGGCGGCAACGACGTTGACGTTAAAGAAATCGAAACTCCATCAGCAGAACAGCTGAAAGACGCGGTTTCTTCAATGTACAAACTGGCCGACACACTGGAAAGCCGTCTGAAAGACTTCCGTGCTGCAAACGACGAACTGTCTAAACTGCAGGATGCTGCTTCTAAAGCAGACGCTGGTGTTGGCGATAAGAAAGGCGAAGAACGTTCTGCTGCGCGTAACAAAGCAGATATCGCACGTGCTGTTGTTAGCAACTACACCAAAACTCAGTCAGCTGTTACTGGCGCGCTGAAAGACCTGTCTTCTGGTCTGGTTGGTTACGTTCAAGCTGGTATTTCTGCGTACAAATCTGTAGCTTAATTTACAGACATCACGTACTAAATCAGGTAAGCAGGTAACCCCTGCTTACCTTTTTTCTTTTTTTGCAAAATCGAAGGAATATAAAATGGGTCGTTATTCATGGGCCGTAGGCCTTGAAGATCAAGACATGAGCGATGTTGATCTATCAGCATTGGAAGATCCACAAAATGGTGTCGAAGCAAATAGCATTGAGTGCGCTGAAGCAACTAGCGATTTGGATACACTCCAACAGGACGGTGAACAGCTAGCTGGCGATACTACTCAACTGGAAGAAATTGCCGGTGCAGTAGAATCAGCAGAAGCTGAAGGTGGCATGGATGAAACAGCTGCACGTGTAGTTGATGTAGCGGTAGAAGCAATCGCCACTCGTTGGGGCATCCGCCGTAATAAAATCGGCTTGGAAAACTTCAGCGGTGCCAATAAGTCTCGCGGTACTTCTGTTGCTTTAGAAAGCATCGTTGATACCCTGAAAGAAATGTGGCAACGTTTTGCCGCATGGGTCGGTGAGATTGTTGCTAAGCTGAAAGATTTCTGGTTGAAATATTTCAACGCTGGTAAGTCTCTGCAAAACCGCGCTGATAAATTGGAAGCCCGTCTCAATAAAGGTGTTGGCGAGCGTTCTAAGGATCAGATCGGCGGTTCTTGGGTTGAAAAGCTGGCAATCAACGGTACCGTTAGCATTAAAGAAGTGCAAGCTTACGCTGGTAAGTATGCCTCTAACAACAAAGCTGTCGCTGCGTTGGATAAACTGTTGACTTCTACCAAGCAAGCCATTGCTGATGGTAAAACCCTGGATGCCACCATTGCCGATGTAACAGATTGTCTGGGTTACGGTGCTAAAACCACCAAGTCATTCAAAGCGGCTATTCCAAGCGAAGCTAAAGTGTACGATGCGATTGCTTACCCAGGTGGCCATTACGGTATCGTGTACGGCACTGACACTGCGGATACAAAGAGCATCGGTATTAAAGTGATTCAGGTCAATGAAATCACCGGCGACAAGAAATTGTCCACCCCAGATACTGCCGCTATGTATGACGCGATTAAGTCGATCCGTCAAATCGGTGAAGCGCTGGAAGAAGCTATTAAAGACTTCCGTCCAGTGAACGATCACTTGGCTCAGCTGCGTGACAAAGCAAAATCAGCTGCCGATACGCTGAAAGATGCGCAAGATACCAAACGCGATGCGGCACGCGGTAGTCTGCGTACCGCAAACCAAGCGGTGTCTAACTTCCTGGCCGTTAAACGTGTTCTTAGCTCATGTCCTCTGGACGCAGCTAATGGCTTAGTTGGTTACGTGCAGGCTGGTCTAGCCGCGTACAAACCAGTAAAAGCATAATCCTTTAGAAGTAGGGCTTCGGCCCTACTTCTTTTATGCCCTAAGCCCGGTTCCCATCCTTTGGAGGTAAACCCCTATGCCTAATTTTACAATACCTATTCCAGCGATGGATGAGACCGTTAAACACAACGTACTGATGTCAGTCATTGACCGTATCTTAAGTATACTTTGCATCAAACGCGATGACGTCATTTTACAGCTCCCTTATAGCAACAACACTCAACCGAATAGTCAAGCTGGTGTAGAGCGTGATGTGAGCTTCGGACAGAACCGCCGTGTGTTTGTTGATGTTGATGAAACCAGAGATCCAGATAACCTCACCGATCGCGGTGTTGGGTTTGATAGTCAGAAACCATTCTTTCATGATGTCAGTTTAGATGTGCGTTTACATCCAGCACTGGCCCGTTATAATTACGACCTGACGTTGAATATTCGATCAGCGTCTCGCAGTGAAGTATCGATGTGGGCAAACGACGTGCATCGCCGTGCTTCACTTGGTGGCGATACATTTCCCGTCGGTGCTGATTTCCATTATGTTATTCCCGGTGAGTGCATCGCACTGTTGTTAGATGCACATAAAGCAGCATCGCATAAAGTGCAGATAGCGGATATTGGCCAATGGTTAAAGACGGGCTTTATTAATGCAGTCACCACGGCGAATAAATCATTTATTGTTCGCGATAGCCGTTCTCGTATTCTGTGCACCATCGATGGTCCTGCAGAGATTACCAAAGAGAAACAGGATTCCGGTGCTTGGCTTGGGACACTGCGCGTGAAGTTCTCCGTACAGTTACCAGAACTCATTGATGCGTATTATCCACCAATCTTAAACAATACATTAATGGATAAGAAATGGTGGCAGTCGATGCTACAACCTGGCGTGTCGGATGAGGCTAACTGCCAAAGAGATGCGTATGTAGAGTTCCAAGATGAGCTCACATTTCAGAAAGCACAGATCCCTATCCCGATTTATATCCCAGATTGTGATTTTCCAATCATGGAAAAGGGAACTCGGTATCCTGGTGAGTTGATGTTAATCTGCGGCTATTATGAGATGAACGCAGATGAGCTCAAAGCAGAAGAAAAGTTCTTATTGAATTTAAGCAACCTTGGTAACGTTAAATTAAAGCCACGGGTATTGGAATACATCAAAGTAGCCCACTCGATTAATCCAAACGGTGTCGATTCCGTTTATCGTGTTTACAGTTACGAGGATGCATTGCAGCTTGATCGCGACCGTGGTAGATTGTCACAAGCGTTGGATTACTACCTGAAAAAGGAAATGGTACTGACGAGCTTATACCAGTTTGGTATTACAGTGCTAACTGATTTCAGATACCTGTCGGATTTAGGCAAGGAATTTCTGTGGGATTTTGCTGATATTATCATTGCCATCATTCTGGATTTCAGACCAGACATCGCTAATCGCTACGACGACTGGTGGTCGCTTATTATTGATGGCCACTTGCCTTACTTTGTTTGGAATGACTTAATTGACTGGTTATCTGGCCAACCCGGTGACGGTAGTTGGACTAGCTACCCTTCCGACCAACTAACCAACCCAGATTGGTACGTCTATAATCCCGGAGATAGTGCACCTGGCTATAATAGCGGTGGTGGTGATAACAGCGCTTCGTCTCAAGTGGACCTGGAGTTGATCTCAGCGCTGTATAGCGATGAGCAAACGTTCCACACTACTTCTTACAACAACATTCTGATTATTGAGGATTAATTATGGCTATCGCCGGTAGCAGCACAGCTCCACAGGGGAGCTACGAAGTTGAAGCACCCGTTAACCCGCAGGATAACCTGGCTGGGTTAGTTCAGTATGCGGCTACCGCGACGTCTACCCCGTCTCGTAGCTCATTAATTGATTCGGAGTTCCACCCGACCTCCCATTTGGTAAATCACATGGAAGGTTCGCCGCTGACGGTGGATTACTACCGTCAGATACTGGGTGCTGACGATACTGCCAAGCCACTGCAATTGGGGGTGCGAGCATCTAATCAGTATTTTGAGAAGATAAAGAACTTTATCTTCCGCGTTACAAGCCCACTTACCACCAGTCAGAATACTGAAAACAATGAGTTTACGGTAACGGGCGAAGGTAATATCTATTGGGGATTAAAGCCTAACATTGGGGATATGTTTATTACCGATGGTGGCGAGGGTTATTTAGCCCTACTATCTATTACCTCAGTAGAACGATTGTCTTACACGAAAACCGCAGCTTATGCCGTACGTTTCCAAATCACCGATCGTTTAGATGCTAACAAAACACAATCTGAGTGGATGCAAGATTTAGAAGGGAAAGTTACCAAAGTTACTGTATTTGAACCCTCCCTTTTAGAACAGTACGATAACCCATTTGTTACTGAAGAAGATTACTTAACTTTCAAAGGCGTTGAAGAAGAACAACTTTCGTTAGAAGAGTATTTCATTAGTAAATTCTGGTTACCGGAAACACAGGGCTACTGCATTCCAAACCAGGTGATAGCAACATTCGATGGGTTCCATAGTCGTTTTTGCCGTCAGATTGGGTTTTACGATAGTCGCCGCCATATTAACGTGCATCAGATCGGTTGCTTGGATTACGAGCAGATGTTTACGTTATGGGATCTGATGATCGAAATGTCTGATCGCAAGTTACGGTTGGTTACAGAACAGATGGGGGTTTATCCATCACGTGCAATGCGGGCACAGTCCGCTAACCGTGGCGTGGGTTTTTCGCTCTACTCTAGCTGTCTAGCACCATGGGATCCGTTATCCATTAGCAATGAATATACGATCCCTGCAGCACCAGACGCATTTAAACGCAATAAGAACGATTTTGATGCAACAGTAGTGCCATCGTACCGACCAGTAGACTACGATAGCTCCTATGTGTTTTCTGGTGCGTTTTACGCAGGGTCCGTTGGGCAGATGTGTAACTTTGAGCGTATTGTTACGCAAATGCTTAAAGAGGACCAGGTTGACGTCACACTGGTGATGCGTATGACTACTGAGTATTACAAACTCCCATTGTTAGAACAATTCTATTATGGCCCTATTCTTTATACCCTGCTGGGGTATGTACGGAGAAACCCAAAATGGAAGTAAAATACGTCTCGTCGGACATACCGAGTCTGGAACAGCAGACCCCAGCATTCCGACTATTTAACTACCACTACTTAGCATATATGCAGATGTCTGATCATCTGCATGATGCTGACGTAAATGTATTTGGATTGGCGCTTTCAAATAACGAGGCATTTAACCTGGAGTTATCCAGATCGATGGACCCTCGGTATATGACACCAGCTGAAATGGCATATGTGGTGGCAGGTGAAGGGAAGAAGCTGATCCTGGCCGATCCGAAAGATGCTGTAAAGATTTATAAAGACATCGATGCCCATTTGTGTCGTTGGCGCGATGTGGTGAAATACAGCGGAATAACCGACATCCCACTGGAAGGACTTTATGAGTTCGACCAACTCGCAGCGCTGATGATCTACATCGCCCGTGGTCATGGTTTAGTAACTGAACTGGATCGCCGTGCTAAATACGCAACTCGACGCTCTATCCGTAACCGTGGTCCAATGACGCCGATGGCTTCACTGCGTCACAGCGGTGCTGTCTTTATGGAACTACTGCGTGATGCGAAAGATGCCGGTGTTGATGTGTGGCGATTTAGACACAAGCTGAATGAGAAGACAGATAAGACAGGATCGATATGAACCAAATCGATGTGTTGATTGAAGATAATCTTAAAACGATGCGTGCAGCGCCCGCGCTAGAGTACGAAGCCGTATTATCTATTGGCTCGTATCAGATTAAAATGATGCACGTCATGGCGCTAAGTAGCCGCGAAGATTATGTTCGCGGCCAGTATGAAGAGCGAATGATTACGGTAACTATGTTGCCATCAGAGTACGCTAAGTTAATGTTATACGGACACGCTGATATGACGATGCGCGTAACCACCATCACTCCGTCTAGCCAAAGCCGTATTGCTAAAACGTATCGCGCCATTCCAGCCATGTTACGCGACCCTACGCTTGAAAATAACTCATCTCAACGTGTAGTACAGGATCAGGACAATACAAATATCTCAGTGGCACACTTCCAGTTAATGGATCCGGCGGCTTACGATATTCGGTTACGTCAGATTGGTACCAATTTCCACAAGACACGTACGATTGATATCATTAAACTGATATTCGGTCAGACTAAACTGGTGGATAAGTATAATCAGACTGAAGCGGTGGGTGCACTGCAGATAGATACCGACGCGGTAACAACAGTGCCCAGTCAGGTTATTATACCTGACGGTACCAATCTGATTACCCTGCCGCAGTTCTTGCAGCAAGAGTACGGTGTATATAGCCAAGGTATTGGGTGTTTTCTTAAAAACCGGACGTGGTATGTGTTCGCACCTTACAGCCGTAAGAAAGCCACTTACGACATCCACAAGTTAATTGTGATCAATGTTCCAGGGGATCGTTACCGTAAGTTGGATGCATCCTACAAGGTAGACGGTAAGACGGTCACCGTTATGGCTACTGGCCAAGCGCTGCATACCGACAATACCGATGCCGATGCGATGACCGGCGGTACGGGAGTACGGCAAACCGATGTAACAAAACTTATTCACACGCCTGGTAAAGTTGACGGTACGTCAAAACCAGCTCTTAATCCACAAGAGTACATGCGTGAATACCAGTCGTATGAGTATAACAAGAATTACATCAACGCTCCCATGGATAAAAATCCGCATACCGCGAACCCGTCAGTAGCGGCATCTGCTTTAGCAGGCCGTAATGGTTGTTATATGGAAGTGGTGTGGGAACGAGGAGTCGGTGAAGTGTTATTACCCGGCATGCCTGTACAATTTATGACGCAAGATGGAACCAAGATTAAGATCATGGAAGGATCATTGGTTGGGGCTGAAGTGCTCTCGTCAATGACGGCACCTGGGTTGTTAGAGCCAACTCACCATGCAATGATCAAATTAACAATGTTCCTTCGAGATAAGTAATTCATTACTACGATGAACATCATCTGGACCAATACTAGGGAATTTAAAAAATGAAGACGTTACCATCGACGTTACCACTTGACCATTTCAGCCGAATCTTTAAATTGGGGTTCGCTAAGTACATCAATGTCAATCGCACTGACGTTGCAGAAGGTTTGGTTTCACTGTCACTGGCAGGTGAAGATAACCGCGCAGTAGACATTAATTTTGCTGTTGGTGTGGAAGATAAAGTACCGGTTGTGATTCGCTTAGAAGCAAAAGACACCGAAATGCCATATCGCTTCTTTTGTAATCTGGCCGGCATTATCGAAGCCTGGGATAAAGCATTGCCACACATGTCAATGGAGTGGCGTGAAGCAGTACTGATGCGTATGCTGCCCGCTTTGACCAAATTGGATTACGAAGTTATTCCAATGTTGGACCAAGAGTTGGTCTTTGCCATGAACGATGTTTTGGACGAAGGTCAGGAGCTCGAAGTGTTGGCATTTGACGTAGCAGAAACCCCGCGTTATCAGAAAGACGGTATCGTTGTTACCGATGAAGTGCTGGTACTGCTACCGCTGGAGATGGGTTCTGATGGCCGTCGCCATGGGGTACGTACATTCCCTATGCTGATCGTTGGCGATAAGATTGCCTTTAACCAGCACTACCCGGTGGAAATCTTCAAGCACCCGCGTATCGAGATGGAAGATCAAGAATACATCCCAACTCGTACCGGTAAAGTGAAGTGGTACTCAACAGGCTTTGCTGCGATCAAAGAGCTACCTACTTACGATGATGGAAAAGAGAAGGTGGGTAAAGGTGTGGGTCACTCCGGCACAGTTTACGAGTTATCCCTTGCCGGATTACTGCCAGTTGAATAACCTATCCTTTGTAACATGACGTTAACGCGGCGTGTTGCAACAGCGGTAGTTTTATCTGTAACTACTGGCTTACCGGTTTTCTAGGGAGGCGTTAGTCTCCCTAGTTTTTTATGCCATCAATAAAAAGAAGTTCAATTATATATTATCCAGATGACTTGAGCATGGTGTTTGAGTCTTTAAAATGTAGAAGGACGTGAACATGTTTACATTGAATCCAGAACAGCTGACGCTAATCCCAGCAGTCAACAACGAGAAACAAAGTATCGTTCGTGCGGTGAGTGCTAAATCGGTTTGTATTGATGATGCTGATGGCTCGTTCATTGTGGTTGATACCGCTGAATCTCTGGTAGGCAAAGTAGAAACCGGTACTGTTCTTTCGTTTAACGATGCCGGTGAGGCTTCGGTTAAAGCACCGCCTAAAGCGGTCGCTAAAACAGAAAAACGTCGCCAGACTCCAATGCATCGTTGTAACCACGATCTGTAAAAAAACACTAAGGAGGGCACATGCCCTCCTTAGACCTCTTTATGTCTCAAGGAGCATTTACCATGACGGTTATTGCCTATTGTGGAAAAACAAAACGACTGGTAGCTGACAGCGCTACTGTAATCGATTATGGCTCATGTGGCCAGCGTATAGAAGGCGGCACTAAAAAGCTATTCATGTCTTCTTGCCGCCGCGTTGCTTTTGCATCCACCGGGTATAAACTAAACAGTATCGATGTTGAAGCGCTGGAGAAGTTTATCGTACCGCGGATTGATTTGTACCTTCGCGAGCACTCTAGTGAAGCACTGCAGATATCGCAGAAAGAGCGCGATACATTGCATTTAGCGCATCAGATTATCATCGCGGTTACTAGCGAGTTGGTTTTCATCCTAAGCATCGGCAGCAAATCCTTTATTAATATCGGCGATATCGATGAAACACTAATATACGGTAATGTGACAATACATGCACACAATGCATTGGCAACTGGTATGCCGATCGAAGATGCCGTAGCTTATGCTGTATCGAAATGCGAGATGTCTCGTTTACCACTCTCGGTAATCGACATGGCTGAGATTTTACCGTTTAATGTTGTAGAAGAGGTCGAAAACAATGTTAATAATTAAAGACGATACCTATACTTTTAGTACGGACCTCATGCGACCTTCAACCGTCATCGAAAAATACGATATCGGTAACTTCGTAACGGAGCATGGTTTACTGATCCCATGGAACATTTCCTTCGGTTACGTGTTGGAATGGTTAGATGGTAATCTTAAGAAATACCCGGAGTTGACGGTTAAACCACGGGGAATGCTATTAACACCAAAAGGTGTATTGTACGAATGCCATGCCACCTCAACAGGTATCCCGGTAAAACGCCGCATTGGGTCTACTGGCATTGAGTTATTTATTCGTGGGGATGATTTAGAACAGGAGGAAGCTGTAGTTACTGCAATGGACGTAATTCCAGATTGCACCCCATTGCAAGCGTTAGACCATCTGTATACAACCATGTGTGTTATTAAACTCCCGTATCGCACATACACACGCGACGAACTGATGGCGTTGATAAACAAAGAGTGATTAAATAAAAAACAGGTCGGTAATGTGCATTCTTATTCTTACCGGCCTTTATTAGAAGGATTATCACGTGGAACAAAAGGTTACAGCGGCTGTTAAAAACGGCACCCCGGTCTTATCTTGGAATGATTATCAAGAAGTAGCTAAGTGGGATGGGTATGCCGTGAACGAAGATTTTGACTTGCGAGTCGTAAAATTACGTCAGAATCCAGAATCCGGTATTGTTGTGGTTATGCCAAAAACTGTTCAGGCTTGGGAGGCTTACCGTAAAGGCAAGTTGGCACTGATCGCGCGTACAGCCCGACGCCCTTTGACTTGGGCAGGCCGTTATTTTAAGATCGCACAGCGTGTGAAGTGTGGTCTAGACCCCCAGGTAATTCGTGCTGTAGCGAAGCTGCGTTTTCCAGAAATCGAATCGTTATCGGAAAAGACCATCCGTGATAAGGCAATTAAAACGATTGCTAAGAAAATGGCAAAACCCTTTAGAAAGGAGTAAGATATGCGAGAGGAGCTTTACGCTGCGCTATACGAGGCCGCTAAGGCTTCTAAGATAAACCCAGAGATGTTCCACGATTTAAAGATGTGTGAGAATGGGTTAGCTCGGTTAACAGATGTGGTGGGCTTTAATGAATCCTACTTGATTGCTGTAAAGTGGTGGACAAAGCCTATCAAACAGCGTGTTATTTTATTCAATAAGTTAGCATAGCTGCAGGGGCGATCGCCCCTGCAGTATTTTAATTGTTAGGAGTATATCATGAAAACGTTTTTTGAAATGCTACAAGGGTACAGCATTCCGCTTCACGATTTGCAAATCGGTAGCTTATTTGGTAAGTTAGAGGCGCTCAAAGCAAAACAGATCTGGAGCGATCTAGATAAAACAGAACAGCTGGATGCGACGTACATTTGCTACCAGATTCGTTTACAAATGGAACTGGATGCAATTGGGCAGCGTGAAGCGTATGCAGAAGCGATTGATAAAGTTAATGATATATTGAACGAGTTTGAAGCCACGTTAGATAAAATGTCGACGGTTTGCAATACGACGATACATTTCCCATTACTACAGTATATTAACGAAATTGTACGCGAGTCGATTATTAAGCATTATGGATTTGATTCGTACCTTAAACATGACGCGGTCGCTTTTGAGGTATACGAGTTATTGACCAAGGGTGGGCGGATCAAAAATCGTCTTATTCAGCCGATATTGGCTTCTGACGTACATCTAGCTATTATCTCCAAACTGCAAGAAGAATCTAAACTCACCGCCATCGCACTTTATTAATCAATTTAAATCACAAGGACTAAAAAGATGAAAACATTTAACGTATTATCACTAACTACAGCTAACGACCACCTTGCTTTAGATCTGGAACAAGTTATTAGCACGATTGATAAGATCGAAAGCTTTTATTCAACTGTCGCCGAGAATGGCGTTTCAGACGTAGCGGTCGATGTGCATCTGAGTATCCAAGAAGTAATACCAGAAGTATTGGCAGACGTAGAACGTGTTTGCAAAGAAGACCGTTTCTTAAACGCATTCCGTAAAATGTATTTCTTCATCACCAATTACAGTTTGGAAGAGCTGTATGAAATGGACGCTACAGCGGAGATCAAAATGAAACCCGAATTTGCGTTTAAAGACCCACTTCAACCCGGCGAAACGCCGCGCTTACTCGATGGTGAGTTGCCAGCTCCACCGGAAGAAGTTGTCGTACCTGAAGATGTCTTGAAATACAAAAGCTTCGATGGCGGCGTATGTAGCCAAGCTATTACGGAACACGCAGGAGATTTGGATATGGGTATACCATCCCGCTTACAGCAAATTGCATCGAGCAGCATTCACATTGATACAGTGGGTGAATTCTTGATTCCACCGGGTGGTAGAAAACACGTATACGACGGCGGTAAGCTTGCTGAAGCAATTGAGGCTAACTTAGCACAACGTAAGGCAGTGAAGGCTAAACGCCCATGTGACGTTACAATGCGTGTTTATGTACAGGGTATGGTCGAGAAGCATTTGCCTGGCGGTGGCGTAGTTCGTGAATATACAACCGCTACCGTGTCCCCTCGCGTCATCCATTGGCTTGAAGGTGATACATTTATGGTTGGTGGTGTTACTTTCACTCAAACTGTGCTGTCATTCCAGACGGACATGGGGGAGAATGCGCTAGAAGCCCGTATAAACGATTATAAGCGCATGTTGGACAAAAAGGACCCATCCCTGTGCATCTACTTCGAAGCGCAGTTAAAACGCCTCTCAGTAGCTAATCGTGTTAACGCAGATTTTGTAGTAAACGTCGCCAAACTGGCCTACGGCCTGCTAGATGGCTCGGTTACTCCAACCAATTCTATGGGATATTAATTAAACTGGAGTAGCCCTATGATTCTGTCGCAAGTTGCTGACCAATTCTCGCAGTGGTGTGATCACCAAGTTGAGCTGGTGTTAATAACGTATAACCGTTATAAAATAACCAACCCAACCGGCGATGCGTTGTCAGCTATCGAAACTGGTTTAGAGAACCTTGTCAATGTTTGTAACGCACTGCAAGACGAAGTAAGTATGTACACCGACACGGGTGCATTCGAAGACTTGGTCTCGTGGATAGATACAGCAACCGCAGGGGTATTGAAATCATGTCACGATATATACGGAATAATGGGTATCCGTGTATAAACCACTAGACCGGGGGTTTCCCCGGTCTAGCTTTTTATGATCTCAGGAGCAAGTAATGTCGAAACTAATAATTACAGAAACGGATTGTTTTAATTACCAGTTTGGAAGAAAGCAGGCCAGCACTCACGCGCATGCGAAACAAAGTCGCCCGTCGTAAAAACCTGTTAAACGATTTTATTGTTGGAAAACCGCGGTAGGGCTTCGGCCCTACCCTTACTTTTTTGTGCCTTTATTGAAAATAATTTCAGTTATATATAATCAAGGTGACCATGACATAAATGGTCTTTACTTTATTTATTAATTAGGAGCATATCATGACTTTAGAACACAATGCTACAACAATCAATACAGACAGTTTATTCCAAGCTTGGAGAAACGGTACCCTGACCGAGGAAATGGTCAGAGCGTACTATGGTGAAACGGAGATCCGTTTCATCAACATCTCCGAAGACGGAGTTTCGGTATGCGTCGCGGCTAGAAATAACCGCGAATGCGACTACTGGGATGAGTTATTCTAGGTCAGCCAGGATTGTTGGAAAATGAGGGTAGGGTTTCGGCCCTACCATTGTTTTTTTTGTACCTCTACTGAAATTATTTTCAGTTGTATATTATCCTTGTGGTTACAGACGTAATCACTTTTTAATTCCTAGGAGCAAATCATGAAATTATATTTACTGGAAGGTAACGTTATACATCGCTGCGGTGAACTGTCCGTTGAGGAACCATTTCAGGGTTTCGTACAAGATTACTTCATCGAAACGGACCTTGTTGGGTTTGATGGTTACCGGTTCCCGTCAACTGAAGTGACGATCACTAAAGTTACCGAAGTGAACAGTAACACATCACAACGACTGCGCCTGGTATTGACCAAAGAGATTGCAGTAGCAAAACCATCACCTATTGCCACAATGATCAGTGAAGTTCGTGTGCATCTGTCTAAGTACGTCCCACGTAATCCAGATGCTGAACAAGGTCTTAAGAGCACTACTAACTGGCTGGATGTTTGGGAAGCCAAGTTAATGGTTGCTGAAAGAAGCAAGCACCGTGAGCTGGAGAGTTGGGTACTGGGCTTTCGTCGTGAAACAATGTCTAGAATGCGTCAACTGAACGATTTAAACAAATAAGGATCATTCCCCATGAAAGCATATCAAATCAAAGGTCAATACACTGCACTGGTTAACGATGTTGTAGTAAGCACTGTTATTGATGGTTTATGTGATACCATCACAATCGAAGACGGTCGCGTGATCATCGATGGTCGTATTTACCCTGACCGTGTTATTGACATCACTGAAGCCGCTATAGTCGAAACCGATAACCCACTGCGTATTGCATTTACCGGTGGTGTCTCAGCGGCCATGTTACCGAATCAAGTTAAGCGATTGATTGCTGCATGTATCGTCGCAACCGAAGATGCGGTGGGTAAACGTACTTCAGTTCGTGACGTGCGCGCCATCGCTGATATTGTGCTGGAAACGCTGCAAAAGGGTCGGTATCTGCGCGGCGTAGCAGAAGCATGCGAATCTATCGAATCGCATATTGGTGATATGATCTCAGGTGAGAATGAACCAGTTATTGTCACTGATCTAGATCTTCCTGATTTTGAAGAACGGGTTACGATACCGCCAGTTGCCCTAGCGAATGCGGACGCTGATCAAACAGTGGAAACAAAAGAACCAGAAATCGTTCTACCTGAAAATTGGGGCAAGGTTGGGATGGCTATTCCTGGCACCTCATTGACGTTAAGCGATGTTGGTATTTTCGTACTTAAGGTTATCCTTGCACTGCATCACAGAAATTCTGATCCGATGTACAGTGATAGCGTTGAATACCCGCTGCCGGGCGAAGTCATTGATGCATTAATACGTGTGACGGTGCATGCCGATAGAGATCACCGCACTAGTACAAGCCTAGCTAATGCACTAATAGAAGGTATTACTGGCCGCGTATTATCCAGATTCGATAGCGTTATGATTCGCGATGATTTTGATAGAACATCTGTCATAGAACTATCGAACCAGGCTATCTACGTTATTACTGACCATGTCCCAAATATCAAAGACAGAGTCTTCGACGCAGAACCGTCCGAAGAAGACTACGACCGTCTGTTACGTAACGCATGCCGACTCATGGTTAGCATGAAACTGGATTCTGTTTCGCAACGTATGATCACGATGGTAAACGGCAAAACTGCAATTCCGTGTGCTGATGAAGACATGGCCGATGAAGTGTACACAGAGCTTAAGCGCCGGGTTCCAACGATGCGCGATAACTACTACTCACTGGCCAAACGTTTATCTACCTACTTAGAAAAGGTTCGCGTTACTTACGATATTAGTAAGTCAACCGAACGTGCTATGGCAACTGCACTGGATCGCATGATTCAAGGTAAATTCCATTCCATGCGCTACACCAAGTAACTAATTTATCCCAAGCCTACAACGGCCTTTTAGAGGAGCTTCGGCTCCTCTTTTTTTTTGTCCTCGGCAGCATAAAACGCATGGGGCCGAAGCCCCATGCGATCAGTATTCATCATCACCGTAAAAGGCCATAGAACTCGCTGCAATTGATCTCACGGACGTGTCTGTCCCTTTTTCAATATCCCAAGGTAATGTGCCGATATCGGCAAAAGGTATTGCTATATAACGATGTGCCATTGGTGTATCTACCAGCGTACGATGTTTACCACGCTGTAACTCTAACCAACTATTACCACCGGTTTCACGAATGCCTAAGAAGATTTCTAAATCGACTTCGTTATCGATGGTGGTACAACCATCGGTCATCCCGCGTCCTGGTAGTAATCGAATATATTTCTCAGGGTCCATTGCTTTCAGCGCTTTCGCTGCCGGTGATAACTGGTGAGGTGAAATCACCACCATGTCACGCACTGTACCAATATCACGCGCACGGCGATATGTTTCACGCACTTCAGAACCCGTTGTACCGTTCCCTAAGCCTACTTTATTGGCTACCCCTAGGTAATCGATACGGCTCACGACAATCTTGTAACCGTCGCGCTCATAACCTTCCACGACCTTTCTAAAGGTTTCGATACTGAAATCAGAGCCAATGTGGCGTTCAAAGAAGTAATGCCAGCCGTTTCTTGCTAAACGATCGAAGATATATTTACCAGCTTCTACAACATCGATGTCACGTAAGTCGACCTTAACCCCGTGGTCGTATTCGTACAGCATACGGTATGCTAATGGGATATTCACTTTCAATTCGTTTTCAAGTGAGATATCGAGTATTATGGCTTTCTCGCCTTCTTTAACAAAGTCAGCAGCATTGTTAAACAAAGCCAAAGATAAAGTCAGTGACATGGAGAATGTTGTTTTAGCGTTATGCGGCAACGCTGGCATAACGATACACTCACCTGGTACAATCCCACCATTAATCCCCAGCATGCGGTTTAAACCAATCCAGCCGGTCTTTAACACCGCACCTTGTAGCGCTTCTTTCGTCTGCTCAAAGATTCCCGTGAAACTTTCCGGTGATGCACCTACCCGTTCAACGAAACTAATCGGTTCGTTGTTCGCGGCAGCGCGTTCGAACTTCGCCAGCTGCTCTCTTAATTTTTTGACACTATCATGAAAGCCACCGCCATTGTTTTCATTGATGGTGAATTGTGCACTACGTAGTAAACTCTTCGCTTCATTTTTGTTTGAGAATAACTCAATATAGGCTGCACGTGAGTCAATGTTATGAGCAGCGACTGCTGCATCTATCTCCTCAGTAAAGCCACTTTCTAACGCTTTATATGTAGCAGTGTCAAACGGTGCACTGATGCGCAGGTTCTGCAGAATCGTTCTTGCGTCGAACTGAACACCATTGTTGATGATGTCTAAAATCGTGGTACGCATGAAAAGCAGCGAAGCCCGGTCATCCGATTCGCCAATCATTTCAGGTAACCGCACTAAACCGATTACCTTCTTTATGAGCTCGTGGTATCGACCAGTGGCTTCTGGAACCAAGGTTTCTTCGTGAAGCAGGGATAGGCAGTTAACGAGTACCAGTTTCTCTTCCATAGCAGCCTCTTAGGAATTTTAATATGCCAAAATTAGTCTACGTACCAGCATGGTTAAGCGACGCCTTGGAAGCCCAAGGTGAGTCTATCCAATGTTTAGGTACAAAGGATATAAAGTCTGTTATAGTATCCGGGCAGGATGTAATAAATTACATACAGTCACAGGTTGCTTTTGCTAAGTTGCTTGCATTTGCATCCACTGCAAACAATATCCCTGCTACTATCTGTAATATCTATGAACAGGCTTATGCCGAAATGTTTCACGATTATCGAGCGTCTGATGATCCAACCATCTCGGTATTGATCAAACGTGAATTAAGTGATCTTCTTATTAATGAAGAAAAGCTTGGTTATCCGGTAAATACTATGGGCTTTGATGTCGAAGCATCGGAGTGCGGTAAGCTTATCTTTATCAAGGGTAAACTTGCAGCGAACACGGGGCTAACGTTGTCCGCGGTCAGCCAACAGTTGATGTCTGATATTATGTGTGTTGCACACAACGTCGTGCGTGTACATAGCGGGGCGGTCGATAAATCATCGGTCTTGCGTGAGAATCCAACTCTCGCCCTATTTTATGTAAAAAGTTTGTTAGCTAGCTAGCGCTAACTCAAGTCGGTAAACATCTATAAGGAAAGTCGTCGATGGCTAAAGTTCACCAAAGTTCAAAAGACGCTACTAGCGTATTGCTGGACGTATTCAAAAATCAACTGAGCGCAAACAAAGCTGAACTGAAAGAAGAAGGCTATGTAAACAACTTAGTTGGTCTGGAAAGCTACAACCAGTTCGGTTCTCAACGTGAAAGCCGCGCTAAAGCACTGTCTCAAGGCGTTGTACAAACTCTGCAAGCTGAAGGCCTGATCAAGAATGCATCTGACCTGACTCCTGCTCAGATCGAAGCTGCGAACATCGTTATGATGGCTTCTGGTAACCCAGCCGCTTACGCACGTTCTGCAATGGATGCTAACTTTGCACCACTGGGCAAAGGCCAGATGGACGCAGTCCTGCTGACTAACGGCGCACATGGTTCTTCTATCACTCCACGTGATGCTGGCATCGGTCTGGAGTACTTCAACGATGCCCAGCTGGATACACACATGGCGGCTTCTGTTGCATTCAACCTGCAGGCAGCCCGTCAAAGCTCATTTTGTGAAGCCTTCTTCCGTACTGTAACTCTGGATCCATCTGAGTGCGGTATGATGGTTGAAATTAACAAAACTGTTGTATTCCGTTCTGTACGTCATGCAATGCATGAAAAAGACAGCATCGGTTACAACCGTCGTAACATCCTGGATGCGGCAACTGACCCAACCGTACTGGAAGACCACTCTGTACAGTTCGTTCCTTATCTGAACGTCGATGGTTCTAACGCGTCTTACTTCGCTGATCCAAAACTGCTGGCTCCTGTTAGCCGTCAGGTAGAAAACTCAATGGTTCCGACTTCAGCACTGTTGTTCTCTGCTGATCAACGTAACCTGCTGTCTCTGTCTGCTCACCCTGCGCTGGTTACTTCCGGTGTGCTGGATGAATCAGATGAGTTCGACGGCCGTTTCGCACTGCGTCGTATTTACTTCTCTATTAAACGTAAATCAGAAACTGCTGACAAAGCAATGCTGATCGTACGTGATGTAGACAACATGCCACGTAGCTCATTCAACAAGTCACAAGAAGGTGACAACCGTGAAATGACTCTGGAATTCAAAGATTCCATGTTCATGATCGGCCCAGATACCAAAGCAATTAACGGCACCGCTATTCCTGCTCTGGGTACCATGCAGAATGGTAACTACAGCCTGAAGTTCACAGCACGTGTTCACGGCGACGTAAACCTGCAGACTGGTCTGGCTACCGTTGAAGCTGGTAAGGTGTCTATCATCTCTCTGGTTGACGCTAACGGCGACAAGATCTCTACCACCGAAGGCCTGGGCCTGGATCTGGTAAAAGATCTGGACATCACTGCATATTGCTACGACCTGAAAGCGACTCGTTCTGCTTCTAACCGTCGTAACAAAGGCATCCTGGTTGACGAAGTTGGCTCTCACGAACGTTATAAAATTCAGCTGGGTACTGTAATCACTTCACGTAAACCAATCGGCCGTGTTGACAACGCTGCTCAGGTTTCTAACCTGATCTCTGTAGCTCGTCTGAGCAACGACAACGCTGGTATCACTAAACTGCTGAACTACACCGACGCTCTGGCTGAAGTAGTGAAAACTATCACTCCAGAAAACGAGTACGAACCGGCAGCGATCGAAGGTCCAGGTCGTCACTACGTTCGTGCATGGTACGAACGTCAATCTTTCGACGCACAGGCACAAACAGCTGCGCTGCAGTCTGACGACGTTCCAGGTTCGATGCGTGCAGCTCTGCTGAACGTGATCCGTGACCAGGTTACTCGTGCCTTCCAGGAATCGCGCTTCCAACCTGCACTGGAAATGCTGTCAGGTTACACCATGAGCCGTCCACGTGTGACTATCGGTACCGATATCCGCACTGCGAACTGGTTGTGGGAAACTGGTGATCTGCGTACTATGGGCGACGCGTTTGAATACGAAATCGTTACCACCACTGACCGTCGTTTCAAAGATCGTATTCAATGGGTCTTCACCGTTGGTAGCGAAGGCTTCCACGTACTGAACTTCGGTAACTTCCTGTGGATCCCTGAGCTGGTTACTGATACTAACCTGACTCGTAACGATGCAGTAGCGAACGAAATCACCGTTCAGCCACGTTGCTACCACGTTGTTAACTGCCCGATTACTGGTGTTATCGACGTAACTGGTCTGTCTGATCTGATCCAGAACAAACCATCTATTGGTGTTACTCAGAAAGTTACAGCATCTGATGTGATCACCAATACCGTGCTGGATACTGGCGCGTAATCGTTAGTAAACATAAAAAATGACTAAGTAGCCCTTCGGGGCTACTTAGCCTTTTATGCTGCCGTCTTATTTATTACTGCCGTTTCACTTAGTATGTATTCGAATGTGGGATAAAATAAAGCCGACCCACGCTTCCAAAATCTTTTAGGTAGATATTATCTAAGGGATGGAGGAAGTAAAATGATAAAACTAGAAGCATCTTTGAGTAATCAGCCCGCCGCTTTCAACCGTAGTCAATATATTAGCGAGGTCGGTTACATTAATGGGTTAGGTTGTCCCATTGCTATAATCGATCGCCGGGGTATTTCGGCGGTTATCCCACCAACCCGTGCCAACGGATTTAGTGGGAAACTGATAGTGAGTTACAACAACACGATGATAAGTAATGGGGGTATCAATAGCTTATCGTCAATCCATCAAGAACCTGAGCTTGCCAAACGTTGGGGAGAGACATCGCGCTTTAATGGCAAGTTCGCATACGAGTATATTATCACTTACGACCAACTCAGGGAGCAGGACTGGTATTACGATGATCGCTTAGACCTTCTTATCTCTATGCACTACAACTCTTTGGTAATGCCTGATTTACCACGGAGCCAGGTGAGAGAGCTATTGGAGTCTATTGCGAGTTATGGCACCGGCGGTGTTATGCTGTCAGCAAAGATTGTGGGGAATTGGCACTGTGATGTTGGTTACATTGCTGCCGGGGCACTCTCGTTAACGGTCCCGGTAGACAGGACGCCCAATCCACCCGCACTCGTTATGACAGTTGTCACTAATCAAACCGATATTAAAACGCATACAACAACCAATGTGGAGGAAATCAAAAAGATAGTTTCTGACGTCCCGCCGGTGATATTGTCAGAAGAACATCTACGTGCCCAAATGGCATTGGATGAAAAATGCGCCAAAGAAACAGTAGCTCTTCTCAAAAATAACATCGAAGAGGTCTTAACCGGCTATAAGGCAGTCTTTGAAGACATTGGACGACTATTGGATTTGCACGAGCGTTTGGAAGGGGTTGAATCCGACGTGGTGTCAAACCGACGTAAGTCGTACGCTGAGCTTCTGAAAGTCTATAGTGGGTTGACCGGTATAATAAAAACGGTACTATAACCATGATGAAAGATGCGCTTAACCTTGTTCGTGATAAGATGCCAAAGATTAACAAGTGGGTAGGCAATGGGATCGCCTATTACCAAATGCAGTCTTGTGAGCCTGAGGTGGATAAGCTGCTAGCCGAAGCTTTTCGTCACGACGGGGACTGGAGTGAAGAGTGTTTACCTGCAGGGTTTCGATATCTGTGGTATGAGCACTTAACGCCTGAAGAGGAATATGTTGAAATCAATAAACGGTATCGTCCTAGCCGACGCAATCGTCGTGGTTTTAACATGGCACCAACTGATGTTTACATGATTAGAATCTGGTTTGAAAACGCAGGTGAGCGGTTCTCCCGAACACTTTGTATTCCATTCTGTTCACGGGGTGGGATTATGCGTTTAGCAGGCACGAAGTTTGCCATTCGCCCTGTACTGAAAACAAAAGGTTTATCCGAAACCGGCAACGGTTATTTCACCGGCTTTAAACGCCAGCGTATTAAGTTTGATAAAACCAGCGATAGTTTTCTAATCAATGGTTCTACCGAGCATACGTACATCCCCTATAGCCAAAATCTTCATAACCGAATTGTTAAGTCCAAGACTTACTATCCGGCATTGGCGACCTGGCTGTATGCAAAGTACGGGGTGCGTGAAACATTCTGTCGCTTCTTGAATATGGATATTCAGTTTTATGCAGTTGATGATCCTTACGTGCAGAACTTAGACTTAGATATCTATACGGTATGTAAGGCTGATCCACCGGCACGTGGGGTAGCACCAAGCTTGGCTATTGTCTGTTTGAAGGAAGAACTGACGCCAGTAGCTAAGATTATGATTGCATCGATCTTTTATGTTGCAAAAGCATTTCCTACGCGTATTATTGCTGACCACGTAGATAATGCCGAGCTCTGGAAAATCATGTTAGGTTATGCAATCCATGGGTTAAACAAAACCCAATCCGAAGTAGGGTTCCCAGCGGATGTTCGAGCGCACTTTGCTAACTTAGAACGTGTGATGGATGCGGACTTCCGTAAAGAGCTCTTAGGTGAAGGTGTGGAGTGTGAAACGATCTATGACTATTTCTACTTTGTTATAGATGCCATGACCAATCGTAGTAACACCTCGGATATCGCAAACCTTTACGGCCGTTACTACACGACCGCGGAGTACGTGTTATCGGATTTACGTGTTGCTATATTCTCTGCTCACTATGCGCTGATTAAATTAGCCCGTGGTTCAGGAGGTCGGCCGGTGGCTACCAATAAAATCGTCAGTGAGTTGAATAAGATTCTTCACAGTGACAAGATTACTGGTATCAACAACACCCACGGTGAGTTAGAACCCTTTATGACCGCTTCTGCCAATATGCTGATTGGCCTTACCTCACATTGTATCGATCAAACCGATGCGAAGAAAGGGAAAGGAAGTGGTAGTAAAACGATTAACCTGAATGACCCAACTAAGCACTTACATGCTTCGTTTGTAGAAGCAGGAAGTGTTGCTAACTTACCGAAGTCAATGCCAATTGGACCGTATCGGATTAACCCGTATGTTTCGATTGATCCACAAGGTAAGATACTGCGTAAGCCACATCTGAAAGACGACATTGCCAAATTGGATGGCATACTGCGTGCGAAGGGTGGCCGTTAAGCCAAAGAGTTAGGGTTAGATATTATCATAATGCATGAGCGGGGGTAAAACCCTGCTCCTTTTCTAAGTATGCTTGGAGTAAAAAGATGAGTGACAGAATGTTAGATGACTTAATCGATGATGTACTCAATACCATGTTCGATGGTAATGACCTGATTCGAGAGGTTGCCAAGGAGTTGGAATACCAGCTAAAGGATAGCCGTGGTAAAGTAGCGACGGTGTTTTATGACATCGCTGAAGCTGAGTTAAAGCAGGCTGACGACGACGCATATCGCGCCGGTCGAGAACTTACACGTAATAGCCGTTACTACGAAGATACAATCAAAGTGGTTATTAACGTCATGACCGCCTTCGTTGCTGTAACGGTGCGAGATATTGGCGACATGTTGGATAGTCGAGATTACGATGAACTCGCTGACATTTACGATCGTGTGTTTGGTAGTGACCGTGGCCGTGGACGCGACCGTGATCGTGGTCGTGGACGCGACCGGGATGATCGCCGGGATAGCCGCCGTGATCGAGATAGCCGTCGCGATAGCCGCCGAGACGACCGTGGTCGTGGCCGCGATCGGGATGATCGAGATAGCGGTCGTCCAGCACAAGCTGCATATGGCCGTAATGAGCGTAGTGATCGCGACGATCGCCGCGATAGCCGCCGTGAACGCCCTGCACGTGAGTCCCGTACTGATCGCGAAGACCGTCCAGCGCGTGAAACACAGTCACGTCCAGGTCGTGAACAAAACGTTGCTGAAGGTGAAGTTCTGGTGCGGCACGGTCAGGTGTTGGATGTAGGTAAAATCACACTACCGCTTGCCGCGAATTCTGTTATTAACTATGACGGTAAACGTACTACCGGTTGGGTTATTAACCCGCTGTTGCAACGCATCCGTGCGGTATTAAGTAATGACAATCGAATTGTGGCGCAGGTATTTATGGAACCTTACGAAAAACATGAATTAGGCTATGCTTATGGTCTGGTATCTAGCGATGAGAAAGTGATGCCGATCGTGGACTTTACTAAAGTCCCTGATTTCGCTGATCCGGTTGCGTTAGATAATTCCCCAACCTGGAAATTCACTGGTGAGCGGATGGGGTGTTATGATCAGGCGCTTAATCCAACGCTGGTATTGCAGAAGGCCGATACTCAGGTGAACCACCTGAATGATGACGGTGCTGTGATCATCATGGATCAAACGGGTGAGTATAGTCTCCCTCTGCGTTTGAAGGAAGATATGGAAGGTGCTGGTATTTCACTGATTCCAGAAACCTTTAATGGCTGGGCTGCATTCATGGGTATGTTGAAAGTGTATCTGCTGGATATGAACAACGACTCTGAAGACCGCCTGCGTGCGCAACAAGCGTATACTGCGATTGATGGCGTGTTGTGTCGTATGCTGCGTGATATGCTGCGCATCAACCATGGTGATTGGGCATCTACTGGTGAGTTTGCAGAAGATTGGCCAGAAGTTGCAAAACTGCTGGAAGATCCAAAACACAGTGATGATCTATCGCTCTTTAAACGTGATGAAGTGAACTTCCTGACCAGCTACATTGCAAGCAGCTACAAGCTGACTGACGATAACCGTTGGATGCTGGAAGTACGTGCGCATTACTTAGTAATGGCGTGCACCAATTACTTCTTAGGTGCTAACGTATTACCGACCCGTATCAACCGTTATTGTGAAGTAGAACAGCAGTATACTCCTGAGTTCTTCAGCGCAATGAATCGTTTAATGCGGTTACGTAACAATCGTTACTCACTGACACCGGTACTGTTAAGCGATGCAAATCGCCAAGCGGTCCGTATGGTAAGTGGGATGTTAGACGGCGCTCGTATTTGGATGTTGTTGGGTTTGTAGTTTAAAAACGGTAGTGGCCGAAGCCACTACCGTTTTTTTTGTTTCCGGAGAAAAAAGAATGAAGAAAGCAACGTTTGCACCTGCCTACGTGTCAATGTATCCAGTGTTATCAGAGATTGCTCGTGAACATGGTTATGCGTTAGCCATACATGGTTCAGTTTCATCTGACTTTGATTTAATAGCAGTACCGTGGACAGACAAAGCAGTAGCTGGTGCATTGCTCGTAAACGCAATGGCTGAGCGCATGCGGCTATGTTTTGGTGACTTTGGTACTTTGGTTGATGGGCCAGAAGAAAAGCCACATGGACGTATGGCTTGGACGCTTGGGATAGGTAACGGAGCTGCAATTGATATTAGTGTAGTGCGGACATTCTGCGATGGGTATCAAGAGCGTTCCGGTGATAACCCAATTATGTCTATTATATATACAGACTGTGAGCGCATAAAAGATTAAGTAGCCCCGAAGGGCTACTTAAATTATTCAACACTACTTGGTTGTTCTTCGTCACCACCGGCTTCATCGCCAGGTGGAGGTGGCGCATCGGGAGGTTCAGGTAAATCATCAGACGGGGTTTTATCTTCGTCTGTTTGAGTGCTCTCGTCTTCAGGTTCTTGGTTGGTATCATCCGTAGAACCATCGTCAAAATCACCAAATCCAAACTCATCCCCACCTTCTTGGTTTTCTTCTTCACCGAATCCACTGTCAGACCCACCGCTGTTTCCACCACCAAACGTCTTACCGTAATTGGTTTCCGAGTCAGGTTCCACGTTGAGGCGTGTCGCCATGGATTCCATTCCCTTCTCCAATTTCTTAGTAATACGTACAATGGATTCAGTACGGCCTAATACTGCATCGCTCACGCGTTTCAGTACCTCGTTCAGTTTATCTGGATCATCACCAAAGAGTTCCAACAAGTCAGGGTCAACGTCGTTTTCAGACAGCCAACGGTATGCCAATACAGAACTGATGAGCGTACGCATTGTGTTTTCTTGACCTTCGTAAACCGTACCGGTATACAACCCATCCGGCAAGATTTTCTCCAGCTGTTTATCAACACTTTCCATCCGCTTATCAAACAACTCCATCTGACTGTTCAGTTTACCAGTATCTGGTTCAGGTAATGTAACTTTTAAATTGCCTGTAAAAATACTGAGGATTTTACTAACCAGTTGATTCAGATTGCGTTTGTCGTTTGGTGTATTTGCATCTCTAACTTCCTTGGTCTCTTCCACCTCTTCTTCAATACGACCGTCATTAGTGACAGCCCCTTCTGTAAAGAATTCCAAGGCTACTGGGTCCGTAGAACCTTCCTTCGCTTTCCCATCATAAAACTTCAACACAATATCGGTCAGATCGTCAATCAGTGCACCATCGCTATAAATATAGGTTTGAGCCCAATGAGTGATGATTGGAGCCAGTAGTTTCTGGTCTTGACAGATGCGTTTTGCATTGAACACGTTCTTGGTAGTAATCTGCGAAGCAAACTCAATGCTTTCTGGATTAATAACCAAGTCAGGGTCAGCACCCATACTACGTGCTTGTTTCTTTAAGAACGCTTCATCGAGTTCTGCATCCGGGATTTTATAATCCGGTTGGTTTTCCTGAACATCAATTTCTGTTGATGGGTAGTAATCGTTACCTTCTACTTGAACATCAATCCCCGCATTGGCGATGTACGCTAACACGTCATCTGGTTTACCGCTGTATGGTATACCAGACAGGTACTGCTCCATAACGCGCTGTACGGCATTCTCAACGGTTTTCTCACCGTTTCTATCCTCTGGTGTCAGTTTCACCGAGAGCTTCACATTACGCGACGCATTAAGGATAGTGGCCTGCATGGTAGCTAATGCAAACGAAGAACGAATGGTAGAAATAATACGCGTCTTATCCAAACGGGAACGACCAACACCATCGGGTGTATAATCCATTGCAAAGTACACAAATTGCTCTGCTGGAATATACAGAATCTGAGTTGACTTACGAGCCAGGGCACGTGCCATCATAATCCGATAAACGTGATCAGGACGTACGATTGCCATCGGCGCATTGCCTTTCCCATTCTTCAGTGCCTGCGTTAACTTCGCTTCAGTTAATTCTGCAAATGTATCTTGCAGTTTTGACATAGTCCATTCACGCAGTGGATCATCATCGCGACGTACGCCCATACCAACCGCAGCATCTTGAATTAACTGAGAAGATGCATTACCCATAATCCAAGCATTTGCGGAAGCATTCCAGAAGCGGCTAAACCGAGTGACTGGCATACCTTGTTCGTCTAACACAACAAACGCACCGATAGGATCAGAGAAATCCCCTGGGGTATGGCACAGTATCACGGCTTCAGACGGAATATGCATATCCAACGGGTGGCCAACTGTATGTCTACCGCTGTGTTCTACTGGACGTACCTCGTCCACCGCTTTCATCCCATAGCTGCGCTGTTTGTAAATGTCCTTATCAAAATACTGAAAGTCATTTACACGTTCCAGACCGATGCCGCCACGCAGGTTATTATATGTGGCCGTAACGTCCGCCTGGGCCCGGTTTTTATTCAACCGTGGGATCTTCAAAACATCCGGGTTATCCGTCAGATGAAATTTAAATTCACTGGCATAGTCGCCCGAAGGCTCCACTTCACCCGCGTTGATCGTAACCACATAACTAGGTACTTTATCCCCAGACGTTGATAAACCAGCAAAGTAGGACTCAATCCCGACTTTCTCTGTTTCAGCTTTATTCGGATCACCGATAAGACCCAGCGTTTTAAAGCTTTCGGCTATTTCCGTTTGATGCTCTAAACCAATTTTACCACCTTCGTTGATAATACGATCAACAGAAGACTCTGGGATAATAGCCAAAGCGTACGAGCCAGTACGAAACAATGTATCGTACAGCACTTCATAGAGCTTATCACTGATGGGATACTTCGTTGTAAAGAAACGGCGAACTTCCCGCAGTAATTCTGCTTTTAAGTCAGGGTCGATAGCCTGAGTGTCACTATCGTAGTTTAAACTACAGGTGATCAAATCTTTGGTAGATAACATACCAGAGATTACGATATCTGCAACGTACTCAAGTTCTGGTAATACTTCCAGAACGTTTTCACCGTCCATAACCCGCTGCATGTTCTCTCGTACAAAAGGAACAAGCTCATGCTGCTGAGGAATATTTACTTTTGGTGTGGTGCTTGATGACGCCATTGAACCACGTGGACGAATGAGCTTATTGACCAATGCACTGCGACCTTGTTGGCGGCGAGCGAAAGGCCGAAGCCCGGTTGGTTTTTTATCCATTTTTTATCCTCTGGAAGACAAATATGAACGCGTATTACAAAATATACGTCGATAGTTGTTTTGGACTAATACGGTCATTAGTCTTTAAAAGCGACCTGATTGCACGTGCAATGAACCGTGAGTTGACCGACTATAAAAAGACGATCCCTGGCGACCTAATGCAGTGGAAGTATTACATGAATCTAGCTGGCGAGTATCATCAGCTGGATACACCAATTTTCATTACTTCATTAGACACCGGAGAATCCATCGAATTCACCCGTGCTAACTTGAAGATTCATAAGAAAACATACAATGTTTATATTAACAGACAGTCTTTCTTAGATGCGCTGTTAGAGAAGTATCCAAAGCAGTCTGTGTTAATTAAAGGGATACTGCGTCCGATCGATAAAGCAACTGCTATTGCCGCTGCCGAGGGGACGATTCTTTATTACGATCCGAAATACGTAGAAGCCCAAGAAACTAACTTGATCCTTCAGTTAGAACAATTCATTAAAGGCTTTCTAAGCCGCTACGTGATGGAGAGTTATCTACTAACAGATAATCTCTACCCGGCAGCTGTGCTGGGTACGCTGGCGACCACGCTGGTTAAAGTAGTCGGATCACTGCGTAATAAAGCTCAGCGTACTGCAGAAGCACATAGTTTTCATATCACGCAGTACCTTGCTTCACATAATAGGATGGCCGAATTCATCCCTTATATGACGTACAACCAAAAAATATGGTTGTACATGAACATTGCATACATCGAACGCCATGGTGGTTTTCAACACACGTTTGATCTGCTGATTAAAAACCTGCTAACAGCACGTAACATCCCAGTGTATAAATACATCCTTCAGCAGAAAGATATGGATGTGGCAAACGGGGTGCTAACACCAGAGCCGGTATTTGTTCGTGATGCGGTAAACTTCAACACGGATGCATTGGCATCGACTGTGGAAGAATTGTCACTACTCACGGTTTTAAACAAAGAGTCATCGGAAGCTGTGGATAACGCAAAGAATCTATCCACATACATGACGGAAACGGAAGATCTGGGTAGTTACAGCGGTGTGTCTAAGTTGCCTACTAAAATAGTGGAAGCAGCTGCAGTAGACCCTGAAGATATTAACCCAATCAAACTCTTGGATACAGTGATTGCACATTGGGCATATTTTGCTGTAAAGGGGCTTTACAGTGCAACAGCGGATGTGATCAACCCGATTACCGGCGATAACATGAAGCTCAACATGAGCGATCTGTTCGTTCTGTTTATTTATGCACACATGGAAGGTGTGTATGAATTCGGAATGACCAAACTGCCGGTCTTCCCAGCACTTGGTGTAGCCAAGCTGCGTTATTTGACTGAGAAAGAATACCGCTATCAGTTACCTGATGATCCGTTTGGTGTTTTTGATGCCGATATCGAGATGTTTGATAAAACGACATTCATCCTAGAGCAGGCAATTTTAGACAGCGACGATTTCCTGAACGTGGCTGACACCATTAACACGCGAAAACGGTTGCGTCACCAGTATTCCAATAGTTCACATCGTTTTTCTCAGAATGCCGCACGGCGTTTAATGTACCGCCAAAGCTATGCGGATATCCGCTGTACGTTTACGTCTCCGTATTATAGTAACTACGAGGAATTCTTTACCTATATCGGTTTAGATACCTCGCTGATGTATAATGATACGTGGGTAGATTTAGCAACAACATGCTTGGATGCTGCTTCTAATTTCAGCAGCCGTACCACCATGTCGATTAGCGAAATTCAAGCGGCGTTAGTGAAGGCGATTAAACGGGTTAGTAGTTATTCTATTCAGTTTATTGAAGAGATGGCTTCGTCGGACTCAACCGCCGGTAACCCACTGGTGGTTATTGCCGATCAAACGCTGGAAACCTCTAAAGGGGCGTCCACTGTAAACGTTCCGGCAGTAACATCGATTCTACAGAAGAAGACAGCGGTGGGGTCGTTGGTAACGCGGCCGCTATTTGCTGAAATAAAGGATTTCCGTGACGTGGTAAAACACGTGGCAAATGTGGATATCTCGGTTTCGGCGAAGTTATCTAACAAGAACGCATCAGTGCTGTCAGTTATTCTGCCAACTGTTACCATCACGCATGCAGCAAATCGTGGTGACTCGACTTACGCTATTTTACGCCAAGGAAATTACGACCTGTATAAGTACCTGGTAATTTAAAATAGCCCACACATTCTATGTTAGTTTTCTTTATCTTAGGAGCACCTCATGGCCTATTTGGTCGATACCACCCAGCTCCCGGTTGACATATTAACCAATTTGATCAACCAGGAAAACCCTGGTGTAAATTTAAAATCGTCTGACTACTCCATCGCCGTGGGTTATCCGAAGGATACTACCCTTTATGGAAAAGACACCGCCACCCAGATTTACGGTACCAAGACGGCTACATTCAGTGGCCGTATGACGTTTTACTATAACCGTATTAACGTGAATCTGTGGACGAATAATAAAACACTGACTGTGCATTTGGCAGACTATGTCTACACAACCGATTTATTCCCACTCATACTCCAGCAGCTTGGGATTAATTTAACCGAGCGTGACGTGGTCCGTGACTACCTGCAGGTGGATGCTAACGGTAACTGTATCTTAACGATTGCCCGTACATCGTTGATGTATAAAGGTTACATCGTGATTAAGAATGGTGATGCACCGAAGCCACGGTTTACTGGAATGAACACGCTACTGGATGGTTTCTATCGTCCATACTAAGAGGTATAATAAGTGGATACAAATATTGATGCGAAGGTAGTAACGAACACGCTAAACGGTTTGCGTGTTCAGACTAACCTGATTTTAGGTAGACCCAATTCGCTACCAGAGCGCTCGACCATTAACGAGCAGCTGAACATCATGACCGACTTAAAACCCGGTTCTGATCAAAAGCCAGAAGCGCGTTACATGACTATCGGTAACCGTGGCCATAGCGTTGATATGTCTGACCCGACACTGATCATCCCTTTTCCAGTTCAGCACCGCCCAACCGACGTCGGTGCATGGGGGCCTATCCCGTTTGTACTTCGTCCAGTAGCGAACGATCTGGCTGATTCCATCCGTGGTAACTACGCGCTACGTACACTGGAAGTACACGATAACCAGCAGTATTGGGCGTATTACGCTAAACGCTTAGATCACTCTACAGTAACTACCCAAGATTGGGAGCTGACTGTAAGTGACGGCGTGCAAACAGTAAAAGAGTTTTATTACACCGACGCGCATCTGCACTCTAAGCCACCGGTATTACCTAACTACAATTTTGACGTAACCGATCAAATTGTACTGGCCGATGGTAAGTACGTGTACACTAACGCCACGATTAAGATGACGTTGGATGAGAATGATATTAAAGAACTGATTAACGTTGCTAAGATCAAATACAAAGACCCTCGCAAGGCAATCGTCTCTGAGTTCATTCTCTGCTCTGGTGTGGATCATATTGCAACTGGTGAATCATTCACTTCCTCAGCTTTCCAGTACATGGAAGTCGCTGGTTTGCAAGCGATCGTTTTCCTGAATAGCTTTAACTCAGCAGCACTTTCTAACGTAGAAATCGGTTACGATGTGGTGATTGGTCAGACTGAACCAATGCCTGTTGACACCGGTGCTACTGTCAGCTAATGATCCCACCGCTAAGTGTGGATCATATTCGGATAGTGGGCATTGACCCTGGTACTGATACACTCGGTATTGGTATAGTTGACGTGCACTGCGATACCCTCGAACCTAGACTTGTATACGGTCGTACATTTACAGGTCATCACGGTGCAGCTCGTTTTGAGCACCAGTATCCGAATCTTCCTCGGCGTGACACACGTGTGGGTATTTTACTTCGAGAAGTAGAACGCGTCTTTATTGATGCGTGCCCTAACGTAATCGCTGCTGAGAGCCCCTTTATGCGCAAGTTCCAACTTAGTGCATACGAATCCTTAACTGAATTCCACAAGTCGTTACGTGGCGTTGTATGGCGTTATAGCCCCGTGCTACGTTTACATCGTTTCGACCCAGTATCGGTTAAGAATAACGTAGGGGTAAGTCATGTTAAAACAACCAAGGACGACGTAGCCCGTGCTGTTATTGGTTTGTACAAAGATCGTTGTGCGCCGTCAGTGGAAATCCGTTCTTTTGATGAGCACACGTACGATGCCATTGCTGTCTGCCACGCGGCATTGCGCACACTGATTTTAAAAGATCCAGTGGAATCAACCCGTAAGCGTAAAGGCAAACGGGGTAAAAAACTAGACCGCAAACCGGTCTATATGGCAAAGGTAGGTGTATGACTGTAGAAGCGTACTTAATGCAAGAGGGGGCTACACCTCTGCGAGCTAACCTGGTTGGTGATATTGTTGCTGACTGGGTGGAAGTTGCAGTCGGTGATCCCGTGCTCCCTACCGATACCGCGAAAGCGGTACTCGATAAGCTCAATGGCTTGGAAGACAAAGAGCTGGCTAACCGCATCCTGTTTAAGGATATTCATGAGGAATTGTTGCAATGGCAAACATGGCAGCAGCTTTCTAGCGCGTTAACCAATAGCCCTGAGTCGAAAGCCCGTTCCATGGCAGCTTACGCCATTATGGTGTTAACCGGTATCCTATCGCTTTTCTTTGGCGGTATTATTGGTTACCGTTATATCATGACGGATGTGATGCCAAGCACTGAAAATCTGCTAATTGTATTCGGCCCTCTGGCCTTTGCTCTTAGCTTATTGTACGGCGGCAGTGTACAAACAACACTGGATGCTGCGAATGCATTGCGTGGACGTAAGATCTAAGAGAGGGCTTCGGCCCTCTCTTAACCTTTTATGCTGTTATTGGTAACACGCACTACTATACCTATAGTAAACTAAGGAGCGCCACATGCGTACCAAACTCTACTTAAAACCAGCGGTGGGTCGACCTACCCGCAACACGCTTTATGATATCACCAAAATCGTGCATGATATTCCTCATCTACAGTACGAGGAAGAAGCGTTAAGAAAGCTACTCGGTGAAACGAGTGATCGTAACGATGCTGTATGTAAAATGATACAACTCATGCTTTACGTAATCCCTAACAACAAACTACCGCTATTATCCGGCAATATGCGCACGTGGGTAGAATTAACCCTTAAATCCATTCCTAGCAATCGACAGGTATTGCCGGCAGCGGTTATCATGTTTGGTGAGATTGCTCGTCGAATGTTTATTGGTAGCGGGTATTACGAGGTAGTTGGCGATTGGTATTTTAGCCCACACCCAGCCATCGTTACACGCTGTATGCAGTTAAATGGCCCACGTTATAACGTTATGTACAGCGAGGAACCACTCCCTTCAATTATTAATACCGCTATCCCAATGCTTTAAGGAGTCTTTATGGAAATATGTTGGTCTGAAGAAGAGTTTCGTGAGACGTTTGGCTGTGCATTTGTGGGCTCTATGAAAATAGACGAACATCGTAATTAGTTTCAATTAGATATTATCTAAGCGATATTATTGATTTATCGAGGAGTAATTTGTGATTTCTATTTCTATCCCATTGAAAGGTTTTAACAGCGGCGTTGTTTTAGAAGATGATGTGGTTCTACAGGCTGTAGAACCATTCGAATACGTGCCTGTAAAGTTAACAGATTTTGTTGGTTTTGAGTTTGTTATTATTGCCGAGCAAGGTGATATTGCTGTTAAATTAGCAGCGGAAGGCGATGTGCTGGTAGGCCATGGGGAAGGTCGGCGTTTTATCTTTAATCCAGTGACGGGCGTTTACAGCGTGTCTTACAGTGGCGGCACAGGTGTTAAATGCGACGCTTTAGTATTGCGCGCAACGCTTGGTAACAATACGTACGCTGGCCGCGTTAACCACTTCATCCGTAATCTGAATATCGTTACCGATGACCTTACATTGGGTGTATCTAAGACGATGCTCGATAGCTTTATCGAAGTTAATCAGAAAGCGGAAGCACTACAACGTGGTATGTCCATCGCTATCAATGGAATGATATCATCACGCCAATGGATGGACCGTTCTTTAGAACAGTTGGGGGTAAAATGATTTACACAGCGATAACCATCACGATTATCGGCGCATTTATCGGGTACTACGTATTGAAGATATCCGATCGCTTGGTTGCAATTAATGGCGAACTGTTCGATATACAGGTACTGGCAGCACCTTTGTATACCTGGGCTAACTCAACTAAGCGTTACGATAGTAAAAAAGTGGAGTTAGTTGAGCTAGAAGAATATCGTAAATTATCGATAAAAATATACGATCGATTAGAACAAGTCGATACCCGCAAAGTACGCAGGTTATTTCCAAAGACTACCGCATCGATAGAAGA